TTAACCTTGAGGTAGGTTCTGTATGCATTCATTATGACCTGCCATGGAAATGGTCTACATACACTCAGCGCGAAAACCGGATTCACCGAGTTACATCTAACTTTGAAACCGTCAGGTTTTACACACTGCTAATGGCAAACTCAGTAGAAGACAGAAAACTTAAGGTCGTTCTTGACAAAATGGGATATCATGATGCCATCTTTAAGGGAGCCATTGCCGATCAAGCAATTAGTCAAAGGATGAGCAAAAAAGACTTTATGTATATCCTTGAAGGCTAGGCGTCAAGTTTAGGATAAACTGTTTTTGAAGCGACGTATTTTCTATAAAAATTATCAATTACAGTGAATGTAACTTGGTAATTAGAATTTGTATTGTCTGGACCACTCAAAATATATTTGTAATATTCTATTGGAGCGTAACCGCTTGCTATATAAGCTTTGGCACTAGTTGTATGATTTGATTTTGTTGTACCATACTGCCCAACCATTACTCCGGTAATAGAATTATTTGAAATACCAGTATAAGAGAAAATTTCTTCATCAATCATAATTGCCCCAGTTGTTGGCCAATTAGAAATTGTTCCAGATGCAAATGCAATTGTTGTCGGCGCAGAACTTGATGAAATTCCTTGATTTAATGACCCAACTGATGTAGTAATTAATTTTCCATTTAACGAAGGATGGGTATTTAAAATTTGATCACCAAAATCCCATTGACATTGAATTGGATAAATTTCACTAGTTGAACCAAGAATAATTGGTATAAATTTAGTAATCGTGGTATCAATTGCCGGACTTGAACTAATTGTCTTACTAGCATTATAAACCGGTACAAAATAACCATTTGAAAATCCAGACGCAGGATATGTTCCGGGAGAGCTTCCGCCAGTAATTGTAATTGTATATGGGGATAATGAACTAGAGGTACCAATTTGTTTTTTTCGATCCAATGCAAAATCAACAGTTAATTTTGCTAAACTAGAAGTTTCTTGAATTTTATGCATAATTTTTTAAATTTCCTAGAGTTGCATATTTAGGAATATAATTTAATTCAGTTATAGCAGCCGTTTGACTCTTTGCTAATCCTTGAATTTGCAATTCTTTACCTGAAGTTGCAAATTGTGCACCGGAACTACTGCCATTAATGATAGGATCAATAGTTAACCAGTCATCTGCGCCGATTTCATTAATACCATTTGAATAAGACCTTGCAGACCAGTGCATTGTTTTCTTTTGAATTGTAATATTGTCTACCCACCACGTTGAACCACTTTGCGCATTATCTTCAACAATTAACAATGAATAAATTCCTGATGGATGAAAATCATTAGTAAGTTCAAATTTAATGCTTTGCCAACTACCTTCAATAACATCTGGTGTATAAAATGGCATAATAACATCGCGTTCTTTTTGATAAAGATATACCGAAATACGTTGACTCGCCAATTGTTTATAGAGATTAAATTCAATTTTAATATCTTCAAAATCTTCAATTTCAAAATCATTTGTTTTTAAACCTTGCAAATTACCTTCGCTATTAAAAACTTTATAACTACTTGTAGAATTTGCTGCAACTCGTTTATTTTCAGCCATAAAATATGAATTAACTTTATTAAAGGGACTTTCATCAATTGAAGAATAGAGTTCAATAGGTGGGGTGTTTTGAATTGCGGCTTGAATTCCCTTAACCGGCGTATAACTTTGTATTGGTTTAGATAACAATTTGGCGTAAACTAACCCATGAGATCTAACGCTTTCCATATATGCATCCCCATCAACTAATTTGGCAGACCAACCAACTCTACCTTTATGATTAATAATAAATAAATTATTTACAATTCCGGTGTCATATACTAAAATCATGTCATTGTAAACATAAGTTTCACTTGTTACATTAGTTAATTTATAAATTTTAACTCGTAGCGTATAATTATTAATTTCAGGCATTATTGCATAAACGGTATTTATTTCAATTAAATTATCTGGTAAACTAAAAGTGTATCCTGCGGTTGAGCCGGTCTCTGTATAAATTTGAATTTTAGATTTAATGTTTTCGGATTCCTTCCACCAAATAAATTTAGCGGTAGCATAAGAAATTTTATTTACATCAATATAATAAGATAATTCATATTGCGTTTTTGTATTCATTGTTCTTTGCGTTTTACCGCTTGTATTAGCATACGCAGGAGATGTCAAATTTAATTGATTGAATAAATGCGCTGGGGAAGATGTAGTGTGAGCGGCTGCAACCGTATTATATTGGCCTCGTCCATTTGTTGCAATGGATAAAGTATTGCCTGATTTTGAAGAATATTTAATATATTCAGGGTATTGTGATTTTATATAAACAATTCCTGAATTTGGAAAACTACTTGCATTTGATAAAATTATGCTCGTTGTTTCAGTACTAGATAAATCTTGAGCCAATGTTGTACTGACCGGGGTAGTCTGAAAATCAGAAGTTGGAGAGGTGCGCAGTAATTCAGCTACTGATGTTGGCGTCGGAGTGCTTCTTGTAATTGGCAATTTGCCTTGAATAATTGAATGATCTTTTTGCCTATATTTTTCTAAATCTTCCAAAACATTTTCAATATCACCAATGGCGTCAAGTTCTGTTTGCATTTTTGTATTTAAATAAGTGTTAGTAACGCCTTTAGTTGTGGCTCTAAAATAAATATTGAATTCATTTGAATTGGTTGAACTTGCGTTACTAACTGAGCCAGTATTAAATGTGACCTGCATTTTTCCGTCTATAGGATCCGGGACATCAAAGGTACTTGGGTTATTTTCATAAGATCTAAAAAGTGCGGGCCATAGAGTTGGAAGATTACTTGAATTTGTATTTGTTGGCCAATTTGTAAAATTGCTTGAAACAATACTTGTCAAAGCAGATCCATTTGTTGTTGGTTGTAACCCAATGGTTTCTAATTGAGTTTGTAAATCAATTGGAGAATAAATCCAATCCTTTGAAACGCACCTCATTGCTAAACAACGAAAATTAAAATTTGAACCCGTTGAATTATTAATATTAAATTTAACACCTTTAATGGTATCTGAAATAGTCTCATTTGCCAAATTTTTTGTGTACGTAGATTTGTTTAATAATTTTAAAGGAATTTGAATTTCTACGTTTTCTTCAGTTGCGGGTTTACATGTGTTGTAAATATCTAAAATTTGAGTTGCATTTAAAGCAGTATTAAATATGGAAATTTCATCAATATTGCCTTTAAATAATTTTTTATCATTTGCGGTTGCGCCACTTGGAAGCAACCCACCAATATAAAAACCAAACCCCGTTTGTATAATTGCATCTGAGGTTCCCGTACTAAGACCAGCGCTTGAAGAAAGAGTGATTGATTTACTTAAAGTTCCACTGGTAGTAAATGTAGTAGGTGTGCCTTGATAAATAGTCGAAGACGTAATACTATAAGTTTGATTAGTTGTTAATCCGGTTGTGTCACTTAGAGTGGCTGAAGTGCTACCAGCAGTCGTAGTTATTTTTAAATTTGTAATTTTTGCATTTGGTTTAATTGTGCTAGTACCGGGATTTCGCGCTATAACTCCATTAACATACAAAGATACCCCAGCGCCAGTAGTGGAAAACACTGCGGTAATTAAATTCCAAGCGTTATCAGTAACGGTTTGATTAGCTCCGGTGTTAGTGGATAACGTTCCACCCGAATGTATAAAAAATGGTTTTTTAGTAAAAGAATTAATTCCTAAGCCATAACCGGTTGTATATCCTTCGTTACTAATTAATCTTAAATCTATTCCGGGAGTAGTTAAACCAGTAGTTAAATTAGCAAAATCTGGTTTACACCAAACAGACACAGTGAACGACGACTCCGTTGGATTAATATTAGAGGTGTAAGGAATTTTAATATAATTACTTGTTCCATCAAAGTAAATTGAGGCACTGCTTGAAAAAACTCCGGTTTGATCTAAATTAGTTGATGTAATTGATCCCCTAAGTTCTCCGTTACTAACATCAAATTCGTCTTTAATTTCAACATAATTTTTAATAAAAGTAATAGGTGTTTCGTTTACGTTCCCAGACCCAATAGAATCAGTGATCCAAAATACATTCTGATTTGTTCCTTCAGAAACTACTAAATATGCATTTTGAAGTTGATTCCATGAAAGCATTTCTACTGTGCGAGACACAATCATATTTCCGTTTAATATTGCAGTAACAGCATACACTCCGTTTGCACAACTTGAAGAACTCGTTGTTGCAGACTCACTGCCTGAAACTGTATAATAACCATTACTATCTGTTGGAATACCAGCATTTTTAATTAAAATAATGTCGCCAACGTTCAATGTTATTGAATCAATTGTGGTTCCAGCTATTGAAAAAACTGATCCATAATTAATGTTATATGACTCAGACCCAGTGGTAGCAACGCGAACATTAATTAAATTATTAATTTCATCATTAACGCTAGTAATATTAGTTTCTTCAAGTCTCCAATAAGTTTTTAATGAACTGTAATTTTTAATTTTATCAATTTTGTTACTTTTATATGTTAAATCAGAATTGCTTAAATTAATAACATCTGTATTGGCAGAAGCAAAACCAACTTCAGAAGTAAAATCAATTGATGATAAACTCTTTTTTAACGGAGGCAACACGGGACAAGAAATTGTAATATAATCCCCGGCTAAGGATGTATCATCGTATGATGATAAATCTATTTTTGAAGGAGATATTGAATAAAATGTTTTTGTTGCATTGCTTGAACAAACGGCAGAAATTCCATTCCAATTGTTTCGATCAGATTGTAAACCTACAGTCAAATTAGTTCCTTGCCAATTTTCTGATGCGATTAATGTTGAGGAACCAATTAAATCTGGATACGTAGTATTACATAAAATTAATCCTAATTCAGCCATTGTAGACTTAGTAAGAAATGAAATACCCCTTTTAGTTTTTTTACCATTATGAAACGATCTAATATCGGTGTGTTTTTGTTTACTTATTTGATCGTTTTGAGACCCATCTCCGTTTGTGCTAGGGTAACAAACGTAGTTATTCCACTCGCCCGTTGCATTAACAAAAGCGTCATTGACAATTTCTATATTTTCTGTTGCAACTTCTTTAAATGTTTTAAATGTACTCACTTGGCCACCCAGCCTAAATTACTAAATTTAAAATCGTTTTGAATGAAATTCAAAGTGTCCCCGGCAACTGACATGTAAATGCTGTCGTCAGATTTAATGGAATGATCATATCTTTGAAACGCAATTTCTTTAACGCCTGCAAAATAAGCTTTACCATCTTCTAACTTTGCAATGGCCTCTCTATATTTATGACGACATTCCAAGAAAAAATACATTTGAGGCAGGGTTTTTTCTTGAATTAAATGATTTCGATCTTTTGTTGACACAATTGTAGTGTCGCCTGCTATAATTGGCAAATCTTCAGTTGGGTAATTACTTGTATTTTCCGACGCCATTGATGCGCCCGACGCCCTGTGAATAAGATCGTTGTTTAATCCTCTATCTGACGGAACGTTAAAAAATGCATTTAAATCAGTATTAATTTGAAAATATGTTGCCGAATCAATATTTTTAATATTGTCATTTGTAGTTGTCAAAAAAGTAGTCAACTTTTGATTTAATGCCGCAACCGAGTCGTTTGCTAACAACGTCAGTTCGGCACCATTTGAACTTTCTAAAATGTCTCCCTTATAATAATTATAAGCCAAATTTAAAACATCAAAATTAACATCAATCATTTCTGAAGTAAACGGATTATAACTTTGATCTTTTGGAAAATTATACCAAGAAATAAAATAATCAAAAACCCATTGGGGGTGCTTTTTATAAACAATTGGTTTTTGAAAATCTCTAGATATATAACTGGACGCTTGTAAATGCGTAAATTCAATTTTTAAATATCGTGCATGTATAGGGTTAGGAAAAATGTAATTTTGTGCTTTAGTAGCAGTAAATTCTTTTGGAACCCTATTCCACAATATCATATCCAAATCATCAATTGATTCAGAGGACGGATCTTCATTAGAATAATAAACATTAAATTTTATATTTGGAGTCACAGGATCTAAATAAATTGCGGCAATGGTTGTTTCAAAAGACAAATCAAAATATAAATTTTCAACTGCGTATTTAGAAGGATTTGCTTTTGATAACCAGTAAGTATCGGTATTTAAATCTAAAACATTTTTTACCGAGTGCTCAGTTGAATTAACCAAAGATCGGTAAGAGTTTCCTAAAAAGTCAATTCCAGAGTCTGCAACATCTCCAAGTAATCTAAATCTTAACGCTCCAGAAATCAGTGCAGCGGTTTTAACATCACTGGCAGTTGTTTTACCACTTAATTGTGCGTCATTTAAATCGGAATCAATGTAACAATAGCAATCGTTTAATATAAACGGATTTGTTGAAGATAAATAAAAAATATCAATCCCAGAAATTGGTTTAATAAAAATTCTAAATTTTTGATCTAGATATTGTTCATCTATTGAAAATGGGGCAAATTTAATTAAAAACCATTGGTCTCCATTTTGAGACCCCGTTGCAATATCTTTTAACAACGTCTGCCAACCCTTTGCTTTGTTATAAACTTGTAAAGTGTACGAAAATTGAAAATTGTCTGTGTTTGCATTCAAATGAATTTGAAACCCTGTAAAATTTGGAATGCGACTCGTTCCTGTTGAACTGCGTCTTTTAAAATCTGTTGGTAATTTGAATTCTTGTAAAACTGTTTTAAAAATGGGGTAATTATTATTTAAAATTTGATTTAATGAATTAATGTTAATCAAATTTTTATTGCTATCAAAATAAGGCGCATTTTGATTAATAATGATTCCGCTTAATTGATTGCTAATTTTTTCAGGTAAATCAACTTGTTTTTGAATGTCAGGAGTTAATCTATGAAATAGAACGCTTGAAGCAGATAAAGTTGCAGGGGTACCCGAATAAGTTGCCATAATTACACAATCCTTCCTATTCGTAAATTACGAATACAAACGGGCCAACCCAAATTTGTTCCGTCTTTATTAATTAAGAAGTCGGACGCCGTTCGATTAAATTCAATGCGAATAAACCTAGTAAAAATCATATTTTGATTAACATCAGTAAAAAGATAATTTTTATACGTCCAAGGAGATTGAGTGGCTTCTGATCCAATATAAGCAACGTCTTTATTAAAACTGATAGGGGTGTCGGTATTGACAATTAGTTCGGGCGTTACCTCTACATAATTTCTTACCGTTTGATAATCTAAATCATCATAAGTTATAGTTACTTTTAACGGAGATCCAATAACTTCAAACGCAATGAAGTTAACAGCCGAAAGTTCTTCTAGATCAATTTCAATAAAATCAGAACCGGCTGTTTTAGAAGCCGATGCCCAAAAATTATTACTTAATTGTAATTTTTTAATTCCCGGTAAATCAAAATAATCAATCGGGTAACTTTCATCAATTAATGGAGTTTCCGTATAATCTTCTAAAACACTCGCCGTTCTTGGTTTAAACGCATTAGCAAATAAGTTTTCAATTTTAAACGATTGTGAATTAGACAACGATGGAAATTTTATAATAAACTCTGGTGGTAACTGTTGACTTATCGATGCGTACTTTGAATTTGTAACGGACGTAATGTTATCTGCATAAGATGCGTCTAATAACGCCAAATCGTTATAAACAAAAACTCGATCATCGCTTAATTGATGAAAATCTTGATAACTTTCTTTTGCGTATTTATTAGTAATTGGGGCTTCAACCTCTATTGATTTTTCTATCCAATGAACAGAACTTGGATCTGGCCAAGGAATGGATTCTTGACCGGTTACAAATCTAGAGGTGGTTACGTAATGACTCGTTTCGTAAATTTTAGTTTTAGAACCAGTTGGCGTTTGTTGCCATTGGCTCTGTCCATCTTGATAAATTGGATACGCAGTCATTGGTTTTAATTTATTAAATACAGTTTCTAAATTGCGTTTTGTTGCAATGTCAATATTTGCAAATTCGTTATTTGCAGACAACACACCTGAACTAGATTCAACAGTTGGAACGCATGTTTTTCCTCCAACAGCGTCATAGCCTAATTGATTAACTAAAGTTGAAGAAACGGTTAATGTGTCAACCTGTTGATTTGAAAGTTGGTTTACCATATGAATTTCAAATCCATTTTCAAAATCGCCATAAACTTTAACATTATTTTTTAAAGAACTGATGCTATTAAGCAAAATTTGAACATCGTAATAAGTTGTTATTTGATTTCTACCATTTGAATCTAATATGTATCCATTAGAAGTGGTTTCAGTCGAAGTCGCGCTAATTAAATTAGCAACCGTTTTACGATAATAAGGAATGGAAACACTTGAGGCACCAAATGTAACAGTAAATGATCCTTGGCCACTTGCAAGGTTAGTAATTGAAGGAATTGGATCAAAGGTAATTTTTTGAATTACCGTTTTACTTTTTTCAACATTTGGAATAACTGTAAATGATTCAGTGTTATAAAAACCCGACCTACTGGGCAAAGCAAAATTTTCAATATCTAAAACAACGTCACTGTTTTGATTAAACAAGTGTTGATAATTTTCAATAATAAAAACATCTTGACCCAAGGCGGATTTAGCCGCAAATCTCATGCCGTCAGGAGTTGAACCCAATCGACCAGCATGAAAAAAATCTACAACTCTGTTTTTGTAAGCTTGATTTTTTGCTTTAACTACTGACCAGATTTGCTTATTGAGCATACTTTCTGGGTCGTCAGTATATGTTTCAGTTGCAATTTTGCCAAATTTTAAAGGGTCGCTATAAAATTTTTCAAGTTGATTAAAATTTAAACCAGCCTCTTCATAAATTAACCTTGCTTCTAAATAATTCTTTTTTAAAGCTCCCACTCCAACTGGGCCAATTAAAACGTATAAAAATTTATATAATATCGAGTCTGGAGAAGTGTTATATATCTCTTCAGGAAATCGATCTAAATGACTTGTTGGATGCTTTGATCCCTTTAAAGCTTCAATAAAAAATTTTTGATCAACTGTATAAATATACTCTTGTTGTTCCATTATTCAATAACGTTCCAAGTAGATTCTGTTTTTACTCTAATGGTCATAATTGAAGTAAGATCAATAGATCCATCTGTTAGCGTTTTTCCAGTAGGAAGCGAAGCCAACTCGCTGTCTTTTAAAATAACGTCGGTGTTAATTGCTCCGTTACCACCAATTAAATAAACGTCGAACGAAGAAATAAAATCTTTAGAACTTGCATTGGCAAGGGTGATAGTAAAACGGTTTGATGAATCTGGAACGTTTTTAGAACCAGCAGAAACGTCAACTAAGGACGCGCCTAACCCGTTTTCAATAATAGTCGCAGCAGCAGTAGGAGTTGCAGCATTTATTAACTGCTGTATTGTAAAAGATCCTGAAGATTGCGATCCATAATTTAGTGAAAATTTTCCGCCCGAAGGATTTCCAGTAAAGTAAAATTGATACTGAGTCGCGGGCCACGGGCTACCACTTCCGCCAATTTGCACCTTTTCTAAAATAATGCCAGTGATTGAATCTCCATAAATGCTAGTTTCCGTTAAACGGTTTCTAGGATCTCCAAAGGCATCTGTAGTTTTTGTTAAAGAATCCTTAGACCATTTTACTGCGTCCACTCCAACAATATTGTGAACATATTGAAGTATGTCTGATAATTGAATGACTCCGCCAAATTGAGTACTATTAAAATAATTATTTAATGCAATTTTAATATTTTGTTGTAAATTAAAAATGGTAAATCCATTTTCTGGAATTATTGTAAGATCAGGTTTAAAATACCTAACTTTGGCTTTATGAGCCAAAATGTCAGTTGTAATTTGCTTAGACGCCTCTAGTGCAGATTGCAAGACAATAATATTGCGATCATAAAGATAATCAGTTACGGTTACGCTATTGTCTGCTGTGGAAGATTTTAAAGCAGCAGTAGCGCCAATTGAATGAGCAGCGGCAGTTGTTGAATTATAACCCCTGCTTGATATTGTTAAAATTGCGTTAGTCGCATCATTTTTTGAATATGCAATGTCTTCATTATCAATTGTCACAACACCGCTAGAGGGCCAATCACTTGTGCTAGTTAAATTAATTTGAGTTGAAGTGGTTGTTAACGGATATCCAAATGTTAATTGAATATCACTTTGATTCGCTGTAATATTCATTGCCGTGTCTAAAGTAATTGTTAAAGTAGTAGTTCCACTTATTGAGGCAATTTTTGTACCAGCAACAATGAAGCTGTTTGAAGGATCGTCTACGGTCATTCCCACTTCTGGAATTCCGCTACCGTAATTAAAATTGCTAATATTTGATGTTGAAAGGGTAATCGTTTTTTTATCTGATGCCGAACTTAAAGTAGTGGCCTTACCATAAGAATATTTAATTTCGTCAAAGACTAGCGCCTTACGAATAAATTGACCCGTAAACGGTCCAGCGGCAGTTTCTAATTTTGTGGCTCCTCTAATATTGTACGCCCACTCAATACCATTTCTTGCGCGAACTGTTCCGCCAATATTTGTAATATCTGTTACTAACCAATAATGAACGTTTTTATAAAAAGTTGTGTCGCTAAAATTGATTTGATTGGGCAAATCTAAAACCGGTTGCTCAAGTAACGAAGTTAAAATGTTACCAACAACGGGCCTGCGCTCCGGCTCGCTAACCCTTCTAAAGTTTTCAATATAAAACGGATTAGTTGAATCACTACTAAATTGAATTGTAGGAACATTAACGCCCGGCCTTGGAATAACTTCCGTAGCAACGTTAGAATCTGCATTATCAATATAAACATCTACACAATTTAAAATTCCACGTTCATAATCATTTCTTGAGGCAGAAGATGTATAATTATATTCAAGTAAAAGAATGTCTTTTGGAGCAATTGCGGCGGTTGGCTTTGTTCCTGATCCGGTCCAAACATTTAAAAATGTTAAATTTGGTCTATATGTAGCGGCATTAGATGTTGGATCATCATCTATTGAAAGAAAAATTGTTGCGGCAGAGGTTCCAGCAGTAATTCCGGTAGAACTAGAAAGAATAATTGATGTGGTATCCGTGTAAACAAATGTAACGTCATTTTCTTCTGGTATAGTTGTAGATGAAATTGTATACCTGAGGCCAGAAGTTAACCCGCTTGTACTGTCCAATGTGGCAGTTGTTGACGCGGCAGTGGTTGTAACGTTAATAACGTTGGTCGTACTAGTTATTGCAGTATATTTCCATAACCTCCATGCATCTCCGCGATTTTTATCTACATTATCAATATTAAATTGATAATCTAAATCCTCTCTATAAAATTTATTTGCTTGATTTGCTTCTACAGAAACAAAATTTGGCAAATGATCATAAATGTATTTAGCGCTTCGATTAGTTGAAAGCGCGGTGGTGTATTGACCCACTCCGGATGTTTTGTTAGCGGAAGTATCATCGTTTGATGGAACTTGAACGTACTCCCTCCATTTAGAAATTGGTCCAATTACGTTTGCCTTTTGTGCAAGGGTTGAGATAGCAAGGGCTAAATACTGACTTTCTGTGCCAGCTAAATTTCTAAATGGTCCGCTTGATTTAAACCGCGCCTTTACAGAGTTATCCGTTTCTTTGGCAACTCCCCCTGTAATTGCATAGGCGTTTGTTATTTTAGTAACACCCGAGACTGTAGTTTGATAAAAACTTTTAATTGTGTCAGCCGGAACATTTCCAGATTCTCCAACAACTATGCATTCAACTGGTGCAATTACGCTAGTTTGACCCTGTGCAATAAATACCGTAGAAGTAGTCATAAAAACTGCATCATGATCAGACATACCAGATGCAATGACTTGAGTTCCTGCTGGTACACGAATATCAGCGGGCGCAGCGTCACTTCTAGAAAATTGTACATATCCAGTTGCTTTAACTCCAGACTGTCTACCAAATCCAAATAATGATAAAATATTGTCAAGGTCGGACCCAATTTTTGCATCAATGTCTAATGCTCCATTGATTGTATTTAAATCAACTTGGGCTTCAGCAAGTGATTGAGCAACGGTGTCAATAATTTGTCGTTCAGGGGTACCGACTTCGGCAGAAATCGAAGGATCTAAAACCCTTAATTGATCCACCATTCTCTCTGCTATTTGCTGTTGTGTTGCCATATTATTGTAATGTCATTTCTAAAATTTTTGCACCACTGGTGCCCGTAGTTAAAGATATAAGAACATATAAATTGTCCATATTTGCTGTTACTTGTATACTATTTATTGCAAATAAAACTTCTTTTTTTGTTAAAGTTGCTTTACCGTAATGAATTTTGTCTTGTTTAGCTCTTGCTAATTGAGCGTCTTGGTAATTACTTAAAATTCTTTGAATTTCTATTTGAATTAGTGAAGCCGCTAAATTTTGATCGTTCATGCCAATTAACGATTGTTTTAATTGACCATCCGGCATTACCCCTCCGTCTAATAATGATCCGAACGTTGGATGCAAATCATTTTCGCCCATTTTTTGCAAAAGATGACATCTAAGGTCTTGAATTAATTTTTCATCATCAGTTGCTTTTTGAAAACCCTTGCCTCCTAGTGCAAGGTCGCCGTTTTGTAATTTTAAACTCCAAGTCATATCTATATATTAACTGTGCGGAATTGACGTATGTAGAGTTTTGTATTAAACAAGGCTAGGGGGTTATCATTATTAATGGTCCTAATGCCGAGCTTGCTCCAATTATACTTGCCGGAGTGGCACCTGCGGAAGCAGACGCCGCGTAAAAATCAGTTGCACTTAATGCAAGCCCTGTTCCCATCCATTGCTGTCCGCCCGGATAACTTGATGCATAAAACGTAGGAGCAGTTCCGCCAGCGCCAGAGGGAGTGTAGTATCCAATCCAATAAACAGCTCCAGCGCTTAATGAAGCGGTTTTGCCACCAGTTAAATTAAATATTGCGGTTTTCAATCCAGCTCCACCACTCATAGTAATAGTACCCGTAGACACGGTTGTAACAAAATCGCTTGCAACAATGTAATTTCCGGAAGAATCATAAATTCTTACTACACCGTTGTAAGTACTGTTAGACGAAACGGTATTATATAAAGTTACAGTTGATGTTCCGGTCAATGTAATATTTTGAAATGGAGTAAATTTACTGTAATAAGTAAACCCCGGACTTGGAGTTATATTACTCCAATAAAAAAATTCTGGAGTTCTTCCTGAACAAAAAAATGAAGAAGTTCTATTATTATTAAATCTATCAACATAGTTTTTTGTTGCTGCATCTTGAGCGGCAGTCGGATCCGTCACGCTAGTTAATTTATTACTATTTAAATTTTGATTAGCAGTAAATGTATTAGCTCCAAGAGTGGCTAAAGTTCCAGAAGTTGGAACTGTTAAATTAGTAGCGCCGGATGTAGTAAACGCAAGAGTGTTGCCGCCACTAATTGTTGGAACTTTAGTATTATCAATGTCAATTGCAACGGCGTTTGTTCCAGTATACGGAGACGTTGTTCCAGAAGTAGTTTTAAGTCCCGTAGTTCCAATACTAAGGTCGGCTAAAGTTCCACCAAGAGCTACGCCAGAAATAGTATTAGAAGTAAGGCTAACTCCGGTGCCATCAACAGTAATACCGCCAGACGTTTTAGGTTTAACGGTTACAGTTTGATTTGGCGAAGTGCCAGAAATTTGAAGGCCATTACTAATTGCATTATAATCAACAGCTTTATTACTTGTTCCAATAGCCGTGCCTGAAATAACGCTACCAGAACTAATACCAGTAGTTTCAGCAGCAGATTGAACATAAGCAACTAATTGGGCTGTAATAATAACGCTGGCCGTACTTGGAACGCTATTTGAACTAGGGCTGCGAGTCACACCGGCAGAATAAAGAAGGTATACTCCGGCATTGCTAGCAGACCAAATAAACTCAATATAATCGCCCGCTGCAACAGTAAGGATAAAATTCCATGAAGGAATAGTGTGGCCGTAGACCGAGCCATGTTTTGCAGGAACAGAAATAATTCCGTTACTGCCAAAAATATCAGTTCCATTTTTACGCAACCAGACGTTAACATCTTGATCTGAATCATCAGTATTTTCAAATTGACCAGACCATTGGATATTATAAGTGCCAGCATAATCAAAGGTTAATCTAGTTTTTGATTGATTGCTATTAGACCCATCGTTTGAAACCATGCGGATGCCATTAGAACCATCATTAACTTCAGCAAACATTGCATAAGATTGATTTACAACAGTAGTTCCGCCATAAGGTTGATTTTGATCGCTTTGCCATTCACCATAATAACCAAGAGTAGCGCCACCGCTTGATACGGTAATTGAACCGCCAAGAGCAACGGGGTTACCATTAATTGAAATAGTATTAGGATAAATTTTTGTAGAAGCAATGGCTGCACTAGAATTAACATCAGCATCAACAATAGTGCCATCAACAATGTCAGTAGATGTTGTATTAGGATTATAAGTCATTAGAGGATTATCCAAGCCGATCCAGTTGATTGAAGGGTAATGGTTTGATACTGTTTGATACTACCATTCATTGTAATAGAAATCGCTCCATCAATAGTATCAGTACCAGCCCTTGCAATAGTTATTGTCCCGGTACCACTATTCTTAATATTGTAAATACGACCAGCGCCAGCACTTGTGGCGGATGGAAGGGTCACGCTGTAGGGGCCGCCAGTGCAATTAACGGTATAATCGGTCGCATCAAGAGTCCTTGCCGCCGTAATTGCCCTGTAAGGTAATGACACCGCGCCAGTTGCTGCGATACTGCCGGAACTAACACCTGCTGAGGTCCCCGTAATATTATCTGATGTTAATGCAATCGTACCAGTAGATCCGGGAAGGGTTACTGTGGCAGTGCCAGTTGGGGATCCTTGAAGTAATGTTGAATATACTCCAGACGTACCATAAAAATAAGCTCCGCTAGTATTAAAATGAGCATTGACTATTTGCGCATTTGAATCAAAATTTACAAGAGGAACGGTACCAAGACTAGTAAGCGTAAATGCTGTATAACCCCCGCCCTTTACAGTAGGATTATTAATGTTTAAAGATTCTAATGTACCAGTTGTAATCTGACTTGCATCATAAGCCGTTGTGCGAATAAAGTTATTAGATCCTACATAAACCATCATAGCGGTAGCGCCAGAAGCTAAAGTAAAACTGGTACTTGAACCACCGGCCCAGCTAATTGTCCCGCCACTAATTGTATTACTAATTGTTAACGGCGCTCCAGTAGAATTTCGAATCCAATATATTGAGTTGTTAGAAGGAGCAACGTTAAACCTAACTTCCGTAACAATAGTGCCAGAGGTGTTTGCAATTTCAATAAAATTTGGTGATCCCGCTGTTGTTGCAACATTGTAAAAAGTAGAAAATGCAGAAGTTACTTTAGAATAAGTTACACTTGGGTTGCGAGAATCAGATAAACGAGTGTCAGAAGCAACAATTAATTTGCTAGAGCTTGTATCAGAACTAGAGGCAATAGCGGCAGAAGCAAGTTTTCCAAATGTTACGTTAGTATCCGCGATTTTTGCAGTTGTAACTGCACTTGTAGCGAGTTTTGCAGAAGTTACTCCATCAGATAAACCCGTACTATTTGCAAGTTGCGTCGTATTGATCGAACCATCTCTAACAATATATTGAGTCGGAGCAATACCATTTGATTCGTTAATACCAATGGTTGATGAAGACAGTAATTGCCAATTTTGTATACCGTTTGCATCTAAATAAAGGATATCATTGGGGTAACCAACATTCCAATAATTAAAAATATCCCATGTATTAGATTGATTATTGTCAATTACCATTTGATCATAACTAACATTTGTATCTTTAATACATTGGGCAAATATTCCAGTAGGCGTTCCATAAGGTTTACTGATAAAATAATCTCCGACAAACCAAGGACCAGAACTGCTGGGAACCCTACCATGCGATTTAACACAAACATAATAATTCTTATCTGATCCTGTAAGACTGTCATGCACAATGTCGCCATTTACAAATCCATCAAAATATGAACTTTGCAACCATCCGGCCCAAGAACCGCGAAAATATAAATTTAATGATAATTTACTGCTCAAAGGCCAAATTTTTAGTGCAGATGAATCTTTTGGCCCATAAAGAATGTTTGTATTAAGATCGATGGCATAATCTCCTTCATTTCCTAAATCAGAAGAGGGCGCAATGGGAATGTAAGCGTTATTAGTTGTTCCTGAATTAATGGGAACAAAATTAAGTCCGGACATAATTTAAACTTTCTATTTTTATCATGATGTTGAAATCCCCGTGCCTACTACTGATGATCCTGCCGGAGCGGTTACCCCCATATTTTTCCAAGCCGAACCGTTGTATATAAATCGAACAGTGGTAGGGGGTTTAGACGATAACCCGGCCTGAAGTGTAGGTAAAGTACCGCTAAGAGCATCTAACACAATGTCGCATGGAGGATTACTAGTATTTAATTTTTGATTATTACGAATTTCATAAATAACACCGGCGTCTGCGCTTGTAAGAACCGGAAGCCTAAGAGCGCTAACAATGGATTTCATAACAGTAAGGGAACCAGTTGTTCCCGATCCGGCTGTTCCTGTAACAGAAGAATTTGACGCTGATGTAACTGTAAAATTATAAGGGGCTGATGTTGTTACCGATGCAACCGTAAATCCGGTAGCAGGCGAATTAAATCTTGTTTGCGTCGTTCCCGTTCCTCCAGTAAATCCACTAATAGCCACTTTGTCACCAACAGACAAATTGTGTGGACTTGATCCGGTACTATAAGTGTACGTTATTAAACTTGCCGCCACAGTGCAAGCTGCGCTTGTAAGGAGAAGCGAATAAGTATTAATTTCTACAAAATAATCATTTAAAGTTAATATGTCATTATGTTTAGTTATTGACCTGTAATTAAAAGCCCGACCGGGACCGGCAGGACCGGTGTTACCAGTGTCACCTTTTAAACTTGTGCCCGTTGAAGGCCACGTTGAAGTTTTAGGACCATAAAGTGTTTTTAAATCAGTTGAAAAGAAATAATCACCGGCAGCACCAGTGCTTGATGCAGTTGTGGCTGGCGAACCAGATCCAGAGTAAATTGTTGCGCCTGCCGCTCCGGGTGGACCAATAGAACCAGTTGGACCGACTAAACTAATTCCTGATGGCCAAGATCCGCTCGCTTTAGGGCCATATAAATAATTATTATTAGTATTTATATAGAAGTCGCCGTTAGACCCCAAATCATTACTAGGGGTCGTTAAACCGTATCTGATCGTGTTTCCTGATCCGGTACCACTAGTAGTTTGATCAACTGGTATCCAAACACCGTTTTTATAACCAATGACTTGACCAGAAGCAACCTTAGAATCATCAATGGCAATAACTGATTTACCAGAAATAGTTTTTATTGTATCGGCATTAATTTTAGCTTCGCCCGGATTAAGACTATTAATACTTTGATCATCGCCAATATCAACCCTACGATCAAGCATCCAAATGCCGTTTTCTTTTCTTACTAGCCAAGTTTCCAAAACTTTTGGCCATACGAAAAAATTAGGAGTATCAAAAATAGCAATTTGAATTGTGCCATAATCTTTTAAAGCAGCCTCAATTATTCGATTAGAAGTATCGACGGTGGTGATTCTAACCATTTGTCTTGCGCCCATGCCGGGTTGCATATGATCTTTAATTGCCATTAAGACTTCTTACCCTTTGGTTTGGGTTTTTTCTTAGGCGGAGAAACAGCTTTAATTTTTGGTTTAGAGAAATTATCAGGATTATTTACAAATGCACGAATCATGCCAGAGTGAACCCACTCTTGCTCAGGATTGCCATCTGCATTTTTAAGCGCCGCAGGAGAAGACAACGTAGCCATAGTTGTAAATCCACTTTCATATGAACCGGAATGAACAACTTCTTCAACGTAACATTGTAATCCGTGGTCAGGAAATGCCACAATCCCTCCGGGATACAATTCAGGCATAAATGTAAATTCAAACGTCGTTTTAAATTGAGAAGCCCAAAGCATACAAAATCTTTGAAACGCCAAGTATGTTTCATAAATGGGCGATCTAATAGCGGGCACCTCTTCATAAACCGGTCTTGCTCCGTACTTTTTCAAAAAATTTATTGCTCCGTCTTGAGTAAGTTCATCTGGTTGAGCATCTTCACCCATTGGTAAATAATTACCATTTGTGTTTGCATTATTTGCTTTTTTAGTTTTGGTTCGACCTTTGCCTTTTGCGCCCGCATCCTTTTCTCCTAAAACTTGACCCTGCGCAGTCTTTCCATTTAAGAAGCCGGTTGCAAAAGCGTTAAAAATATTAATTACGCCAGTTGTTTGAATTTTATCCATAAGATCAATGCTGCCATAACCGGCGGCTGGTCCACCATAAGCAGCATTTGTGTCACCCACAACAAAAACATGCGTTGCCAAAGTGTCATCAGATAAATCAATTTTGCCGCTAATGATTTCTACATCTGCAATATTCCAATATGGTTGTCTATTAAATCCACCAAAATAATCTGGATAAAAAGCATAAAATTTGCCGTTAGGCATAGACATAAAACTTCTTAATGAGGCTCCGCAAATTTGTTCAATAAAAGGCAGTAGGGGTTGATCATTCATCAAACTTCTTTGACCTGTAAGAAACCGAGATTCTAAACTATTTAAACCGCCCGGAATCGAAAGAATGCTAGAATAGGCAGAGGCTTTTGAAATTTGTTCTGCGTTGTAAGCAGATCCTCCGCCTCCTCCTCCGCCACCTCCTCCGCTACTTGCGCCTCCGCCGCTACCTCCATCGCCATCAATAGAAGCGGCTCGTCCTCCATAAGCCCAAGTAACAACGTTCTTGGGGTCTACGTTACCATCTTGTGTTCCACCTCCGGACACTCCGCGACCCGGAGCAGTATGATGGTTTGGATACTTTTGCATCCAAAAATGACAATGAGGCCCGCTTCCTGCGGTACCACTTTTACCAATCTGTTTACCGGCCTCAACTTCTTGTCCTGCGGACACCGAATATGATTCAGCGTGACCATATCCAAATCGATCTCCTTTTTGAATAACTCGCTTACCATCAGGGGCATATCCTCTGTCTTCAAGAGATTCGATAACAATAAGGTTCATTCCTTCGTCATACCAAGGCCCAGCATAAATAATTTTAGATTTTACTAAAGCGTAAAAAGTTGTTCCCATGCCCATGCTATAGTCATTTCCTCTATGCTCATGAGGATTGCTGGGCGTATGCGGATAATCGCCATATGGCGAGCCAACTGGCGGAGCGGATGCAAGATTAAATGGCTTGTGTACATGACTGCGATCTTGCTCGCTTATTTGACTTTTAGACGTAGACGGTGGTACCGTTACCGATCTAGGATTTGCTTGTCTGCCTGATTCTCCTGCTCTTGTCATATTGCCATCTCTCTATTAACTGTGTGATTTTTATAAAATTTAATAATTACCAAATTACCTTATTTGTTCTTCTTAATTCTTTGACCATAGTTTCATTAAGCACGGTAACTTTAACAACATCTTTACCTACCCCGCCTACGTCTGGAGTTAATCCAAGGGTGCGGGCACCATGTTCAAAAATATCCATACAATCTGGGTGTCCACCCATAGGCGTTGATCCTCCTGCGCCAATATCTGCTTTTCTAGCAATAATTGATTTACCTTTATATGTAATTTTAACAGGGGTGCCAGCGGGAAGGTTTCCCATTGCGCTGCCATCAACAACATCTGGATTAACCGATGGTTCTGCCCACCAATGACCGCGATTGGGAGTAGTTCCCGGATACTCACCACCGGGAATAACACCGTCCGGGGTACGAAATCCGGAATATTTAAAAGCGCCTCCCATATCCGGTCCCCTATAAAAGGTGGTGGCGGTAATAACTTTTTCTTGTCCAACTGGAAATGGTCCGCCTAATATCCCGTTGTCGCCACTTGTATCATTTGTACCCGTATTTGGTGAAACACCTCCGCCTCCTCCGCCACCGCTAGCATTACCGGCGGCACCACCAACGGTTGTGGCCCCAATTACTTTGTCAAGAAAACTACTAACATCTTTAAAATTGGCCTTGGCATCCCCAGTTAATTGCGTATAAATTCCCGTAACAATGGTTTGTATGGCTTCAGATGGTAGCCCCTGAACGTAAATGTCATTATGATTCCAACCTCCAACGTCTTGAAGAATTCTATAAATTAAATATGCAAAAGATGTGTCTGTCACTCCAGAATTAGCCGACTGTTCCGCCGTTGGATTAAAAGTTAATCCGCCATCTTTAGTTGGCTTCCAACCCAAGGCCTCTAAATAATCAGAAACAAAAGGTAGCCCCGGATCCCAATAAGTATGTTTAAGTTTCTTTAAACTACAAGAAGCCGTCATTTGAGCTAATCCGGGATACAATTGAACATATGGTGAAGAATCACAGTAACCGGTAAAAACTTGCACCGGATAACCTTTTAATCTAGTTAAGCTAATAACAATTGGATCCATTGGATGAAACATAGGACTATAAGAAGTCGTCCCGTCTGCATTTGACGTAGGGTGTTGCGTGAACATAAAACGTGGCTCTCCATCAGGTCCCTCAGCTTTAGGATTACGAAATTTTATTTGTGCAGAACTAATTGCATTCACTTGTCTATGAACTGAAAAATCTGTAATGTAAGAACTTAAATCAAAAATTCCTGTGTCCGTTTTAATCCAAACGTTAACCTGTGGCGCGTAAACTAATCTTTTCATTTTAATACCAATGTGGATTTCTAGACTGCCATTTATCCCAAGCAGCCGAGGGCGAACCGTAATCGGATCTATTTTTAATATATGTTAGTCCCCACTTTATTTGAGTCACCGCATTAGTCAAATAATCTGGGCCTCCTCCTTCTGACCGCCTTCCCATTTTATTTGCCGGTTTAGATTGCGGGATGCCATACGCTCCAGAACTGCTATTTAGCGCATCCCACTTCCAATTAGATTCATGCTCCCATAAACTTTCAAGTGGCGAAAATTCACTTTCCGGCCAACCAAAATCTTTAAGCATCGACCTAGCAGCGGCCTTTGCTTCAGATGGCGTGAGCTTGCCTTGCTCTCCAGCATAAGGCGGAAGATTACTGGTTCCCGCAGCGCCACCTCCACCTCCAGTGTTTCCTGAATTATTTCCGCCTCCGGCAGCACCACCAACAGTTGTTGTACCAATAACCTTATTAAGAAAATCTTTTACATCTTTAAAATTGGCTTTGGCATCGCCAGTTAAATCAGTGTAAATACCATCAACAATGTTATTAATTGCTGAACTAGGCAATCCTTGAACATAAATATCGTTATGATCCCAACCTCCGATATCTTGTAAAATTCGATAAACTAAATGTCCAAAAGAACTATCGTTTAATAACGTGCTGTCAGGAACATTGTTCATAGTTTTTGGATTATACGCCAATCCGCCGTCTTTTGACGGAATCCAACCAAGGGATTTTAAATAATCATAAACAAAAGGCAAACCCGGATCCCAATAAGTGTATTTTAATTTCTTTAAACTACAAGAGGCCGTCAATTGACTTACGCCCGGATACAGTTGTATGTAAGGGGTTTTATCACAGTAACCAGTAAAAACTTGAACTGGGTAACCTTTCAACCTAGTTAAAGTAATAATAATTGGGTCCATTGGATAAAACATCGGTTTATATGAAATGTCACCATTGACATTTGACACCGGATGCTGCGTGAACATAAACCTAGGTTCTCCATCAGAACCTTCAACTTTTGGATTACGAAATGTAATTGATGCCGAACTTATAGCATCAACTTTTCGATGAATTGAGAAATCAGTAACGTAAGGGCTTAAATCAAAAATTCCGGTTTCTGTTTTAATCCAAACATTGACTTGTGGTGCATAAACTAACCTTTTCATTGACTGTCTCTAATTTCTTTAGCCTTTTTTAATACTTTATCCCAAGGATAACCAGACCCCGGATCTCCGTGATTACCTCCCCGATCTCCTAAGTCGGCGTGACTGCACACCCCTCTAGATGTAGACCTTTGAATTGGAATGTTATATTCCTTTGACCAATAAGCAATCCATTCAGCGGCTTTATTTACTTGTTTATCGGGCCATGAAGTTTGATCTGATGAGCCAATTTGTTCAATGCCAAGGGCCACGCCATTATATGCAGCAACGTGATATGCTTTTTTACTGCCATTAACATATTTAGCAGAATTTCCTTCGCCATCAATTCCAACGTGAACCGACAGACCTTGTTCCATCAAAACTTGTTTGAGAATATCAAGGTCTGTGGTTCCAGTTAAATTGGTTCCTTCTGTGGCATGTAAAACAATAATTTTAGGATCTCCCGGTCGGTCGCCCCAATAATTTCTTCCGTTGCCATTTCTAGGAATAAATTTGTTCATATGACTTGGTTCATTTCCTCCACCTCCGCCAGCACCAGTATCGTCTCCACCGCCTCCGGTATTTCCAGTATTTCCTGCATCCCCTCCACTAACCGCACCACCGACAGTGGTAGTACCAATAACTTTCCTTAAAAATTTACTAACATCTTTAAAATTGGCTTTGGCATCGCCAGTTAAATCATTATAAATACCATCAACAATTTTATCAATTGCTTCAGCCGGTAATCCTTGAACGTAAATGTCATTATGATTCCAACCTCCAACGTCTTGTAAAATTCGATAAACAAGGTGCCCAAAAGACGAATCGGTTAAATTGTCATATCCCAAATCTCCGGTGGCTGTGGTTACGGCTTCCGCCGTTGGATTAAACACCAATCCGCCATCCTTACCGGGTATCCATCCGAGGGCAGCCAAATACTCATAAACAAAAGGTAGGCCCGGATCCCAATAGGTATATTTAAGTCGTTTTAAAGTACAGGACGCGGTTATCTTTGCAGTACCCGGATACATTTGAACATAAGGCGTAGTATCACAGTAACCAGTAAAAACTTGAACTGGGTAACCTTTCAACCTAGTTAAAGTAATAATAATGGGATCCATGGGATGAAACATGGGTTCATATGAAATGGATTTGCCCTCATTTGACACCGGATGTTGAGTAAACATAAATCGAGGCTCTCCATCAAGGCCTTCAACTTTTGGATTACGAAATGTAACTTCCGCAGCGCTGACTGCATTTACTCGTCTATGAACGTTAAACGAGGTAACATAGGAGCTTAAATCAAAAATTCCCGTATCTGATTTTACCCAAACATTGATTTGCGGCGCATAAACTAATCTTTTCATTGAATTCGATCTAAATTGCTTGAATCTGTATTTTCTGGAGGATTTAATTCGTCTGAGGCGGGCGGTGGTTCTACTGAGGGGGCTAAACCGGGATCAAGCGCATTTCCTTCTTCACGCGCCCTACGTAACACTTCAGCATCTTGAGCGGCAAAATCGTCAGCCTCTTGAACACCCCAAGCTTTTTTATTTTTATTAAATAAATCCATATAACTTAAAATTTGAATCCCTTTAGTTAAAAGTTGATCGTCATATAATCCATACTGTCCATTAAATTTTGATTTGAGTGGAATAAATTCAAATTTGAACTCCGGAGCAAAATTAAATTTGATTGCTCCAGCTTGAATGTTTGAAATGTACCCTTCAAATGAATGAGCTTTATGACCACCTTTGACATTTTTATAAGTTTTTAATGAATTTCCTCTAATAAATAATTTAATAACTGGAGCTTGAACTGTTTGCTGTCCAATTGGAGCTTTAACTTCTACACCCGAAAGCACCTGCATATGATTTTCTCTAACAAAATTAGCTAATCTATTATATTCATATTGATTTGGCATTCTGCCTGAAACTTGTAATTTAGGTTGATTAAAAGATTTTGGATAAAACTGATTTCTAAATCGGCTCTGTCCAGTTGAACCAGCCATTGCAAAATCCATTTGTATATCTTCAGCCCATAATTTGATATAAACCCCTTCGTTTGTTTCAAGAAGCACATTCCATGACGAACTTTTATCAGCAGAAATATTAGGCGTCGTAACACCATAACCCGTATCAATGGGATTATTTAAAATACTGTTTGGGCCAACAGGATACGATTTTTTATCTTTATAAGGGGTTTCGCTCATTTAAAGTTTTACTTTGCCTTCTCAGTTTTATTTTCTTTTCCATTTTTTTCAGGGGCCTTAATATGAGGTTGAGAATAGGATGATTCAAGATCTTTAAAAGACCCGTCTAAATAAGTTGGAATCAAATTAACAAGGTGATCTTCAAGTTTTTTTAATTGAGCGTCTCTGGTGGCTTTATTTGCGTCTGGTGCGCTCCAAGGGTTGCTTTCCTCATATCCAATTTCCCCAGTTGCCGTTCCGAATGGTTCAAACCCACTTGCAGCCGCCTCACCAGCAAACATCTGCTCTGAAAGAACGGAATCTCTAAAATTGTCGCTATACTCAGAAATTGCTGCGGTTAGTTGCCAAGTTGGAGCGACCACTTCTTTTCCATATCTAAATCCGGGTAAACTTTTGGGGTAGATATCAAATTTCCATCCACGATACAAGTAGTGCATTTCAACAGGGCGACTGTCATATTGTTTAGAAACCCTTCCTCTGCCACCCTGAGTTGCATTTTGCATATATTGAATAAACCAACTATAAATGTCTTCCATTTGCTTATATGTTGATACCGTTCCATTGATTTGCATATCGCCAACATACATTGAAAGAATTTGTACAACTTCGCCGTCAAAAGTTGGATAAGTTTGAGTATTAAGTCCATATGACCATGTAATCTGATCGGGACGAATTGGAATAACCAATGGCCTGTTAGTCATTGCAGGATGAGTAAAGATTAGTTCTGAATTAGTCATTAGATTAATTTATTAATTAGATACTAGGTTGCTAGCCATGTCACCCTTGGTCTTAGAGCGATTTTCAAGCTCCGCCTGAGCAGTAGACTTTCCACCGCCATCTGAATGAGCTTTACTTTCTTGTGATTTAATTTTAAACAAATCAGCAGCCGAGCCTTTCAATTCAATTGTAACGCCTCCAACACTTGCTTGATTTCCGCCACCACCATCTCTTTTATCCTGACCGGGAAGATCAATGCCACTGTCGCGCAGTTTTTTGGTATCTTGGCCTTCAAATTCTTTAATTTTTGCAACCATTGCTTCTTTTGCCTCTTTTGTTCCGCCAATACCCTTATCGCTTTTACCTGCCTCTTCGATAGCTTTAATTCTGTTCTTATCGTATCCAGACGTTTTCAAATCTTTGCTCATGCTTTGCCAAACGCTCTTTTTAAGCGGAGTTTTTACTTCTAAACCAGATTGAACATTTTCTGCCGCTTCGGTCTTTGCCAAACCAGATTCGACGGTCGCCATTTGTTCAGGACTAATGCCAAGCTGACCAGCGGCAAAAGCCCGTTTGCTGTCTTCTGCCTTTGTAACAACGGTTTGACCATATTTATCTTTTCGTATAATGTCACCCTCGGGCGCAGCATCTTTAACATCTTTGATGCTTTTTCTTAAAGCTGAAACGGTTTCTCCTGTAGTTGCCAAACCGGCTTGATAAGGCATGAGACCAGATTGCAAGGCTAGGTTGGCTTGATAAAATCCACTTTGCATAATTGGCTTAGTTTCTCTTGCCTGCATACCCGTAGCAAGTTCAATATGCTGAGCCGTTTGCGCCCCCTGCATGGCCGTTCCACCTACAGTTCTAGAATATTGCGCCATCTCCATTTGATCAGCCTTTGCATCTTTAAAATCTAAAGGTACATACTGTCTGTTTTTAAAAGTTTGAGTTTGTAAATTATTAAAATCGCTTAGTGCGGCACCGGGACCTTTAGGAGAATACCTTGTTGTTAAATCCAGTAATTGAACGTCTTGAGGCGTAACCTCTCCATATTGCTGTTGAACCAAATCAAGAGAAGATTTGGCCCGATCAAAGCGTTCCGTGCCTTCGTTATATCCTAAACCAGAGACAGCTTTCATATTATCCATTGACTGTTGAGCGTTAATTCCTGCCCCCCTTGCATCTTTAAGAGCCATCAATTTCATTTTTGCGCCTTCGCGCCCGGCTTGATTGAATAACATTGAATTTAAACGAACGCCAAATCCTCCAACTTCAAGGTCCCCAGTTCCCGGATCTACACCTTGTTGCGTACCAAGAGCCACATTGGTCTTTGCAAATTCCATAGGGCCAGATCCAAGAACTTTTGATACTCCAGTTTGCCTATAAGCGTCCATTGCCATGCGACCAACGGGAAGAACGTCATCTGACACCCGATCTATAATTTTAGAACCGGAAGTAAACCCTCTACTAAGCAAATCTCCAGTGGTAGTTCCCGTTGCTTCATCAGCTTTTCCACGACCCGCAACTCTTTTTGCCGCGCCTGTCAATAAATCGCTACTTAGTTTGCCGTAATCTTGAGAAGTATACCTTTGATCTCCAAACCTTGGAATAAATCGTCCTTTTTCTGGTGCTTTAAATTCGTCAGGGCCGCCGCCTTCACCTTCTTCACCATCAGCCGTTCCACCGGTTTTTATCGTGGGTTTTTTTCCGCGACCTCCTCCCTTTCCTCCAGCAGCGGCAGAAACTTCAACATTGGGTTGCTCTTCAACATTGGGCTGTTCTTTTTTAACTTTTTTACCCACAACTTTGTCTAAAATTTTGTCTCCAAGGCCCCCGTTCCATTCTCCGCCCGCAACGCTTTCTAAAGCTGTAACCGCCTTGCCTAGTTTACTTCTAGGCGTTTTACTAAACCTTGCAACCTCTCGACGGGCACCTTTTAAAGCTTCAATGTCTGCACCAACTGTACCAAGTCCTTCAATAGATTGATCGCTTAGTTGGCCCACGCTTTCGGCTCCACTACCCGGACCCATTGCTTCTAATTTTCTTATACTTTTAAGAGGCCCCTCTCCTGATTTAAAAGTACTTGTTAATGAGTTAACAGGCGTAGGGCTTGTAGGGCCTGTAGAGGCTATTGGAGTAGGGCTTGTAGTGCCCGTAGCAGTCGTTTGATGATCGCCGGTTGGACTGGCTTTTGTTGCCTCAGATGCTGAGGCCGAAATGCCACCCGTGGGAACTTTTGGTTGCTGCGCCGCATTGCTTTTAATAAACTCATTTGTAAAATGCTTCATGGCATCCATCATTGCTTTTGGAATTGTTTCTTCCAAAATACTAATGCTGCTTGCAATTTGATCTAACTCCCCAGAAAAATTCTGCATGGCCATAGATTGAGCTTTGGCAATATCAGTTAATACCGAATTGTCAATGCTAATTAATTGAGCTTTAATCTTGGGAGTTTTTTCAGGCATAAAAGTTCTCTTAATAATTAGGGGTCAGGTGCGCTACAATCGTGAGTACAATCACAACTTGTCACTTTTTATTTGCAAAATTGCGGTTGTTAAAATTCTCTTGTCATTGCATTAGAGATGCGCTACAATTATACGTATGATCGCATTAGCATTTATCTACTGGTTGTTTGTATGTATCCCCGTTGGCGCTTATATGCAATTAAGCAAAGACGACAATGGCAAAAAGGGAGAATTTAGCATTGGAGGAATATTAGGCTGTTCTCTCATCGCGTTTATGATGGTTCCTGCATTTGTGGTTCGTGGCTTCAATGTAACACTGGGAGGGCTTATTTCTGTTTCAGATCGAATTCAGCATGACATGGACGACTCTTTGATTTCAATCAAAACCTGTCGTTGTAAACACAATTGTCGCTGCAACGCTGGCGGAAACATCTCTAATTCTCCAGATCGACTATAGCCCAATACCAAAGCCCTTTAGTTCTTTCATCATAGCTTGAAACTCTTCGTCGCTTTGAGGAACTACGTTCTTAACCTCAGACGGATCTAGGTATTGTTCCGATTCATCTTCGCCAAACATTTGACGGTAAATACTTGGACTGGCAGCAAAAACTCGTTGTTTGAATTCGGCTTCAAACATAGTCACTTCATCTTGTGCTTCACGCTGTAATAGATATGAAAGCAGACGAAGTTGAAGGGGGTTTAATCCTCCTCCTCCTCCAACATGTCCAGTATCTCCGACGGTATTGAATCGCCCCTGTCTGTCAAAGAGTCGGGCGAGGCCATAAAGGTAATCCGACTCCCTTGTGATAAATTTTCCATTTCCTGAATGGCTGCTAATTGCCGTTCAATTAAACCAGTGTATTTAACGTAAAGGTAATTAATTGTTGGCTCAAACCAATTAGAGGATACATAATGAAATCTAGCCCGCGCATAGTCTTTTTTATTTGGACCAGCCTGAGGACAAAAGTCGGGATCTCCATCAACTGAAACAAGTGCAAGGCCAATTTGTGCCGCAACCCAAGCTTTTGCTTGAGCTAAAGTTTCAATATAATCTTTTGTAATAAGGCCAGCAAGAATTTCTTCCTCTAACCTGAGAGTTCTAATGACAAATTCGTGACCGCAAAAGTCAACTGTTTCTTCAAGGTATCCAAGCCATAAAAGACCCTCAACCTCTTCAATAACATCTTCAGGAAATGTATCTTCCTGCTCTTCAATAATACCTTGCTCTTCCATAACTTTCCTTATCTTAAACTAGAGAAGTAATCTATACCTCTCTAGTTTAAGGTCCGGAAATTATCTAAATGACGTACTTGTTGAATCGTTAATGAGAGAGCCGCCAATATTCTTTGAACGATTGTCTTTCATTGGATTCTTATTATTGCGTGTCATGAAGGTGTAATTGACTGTGATTTGCTTGACAATTTCCATTGTGCCAACCTGAATTGTCTCGCCGTCAACTACTGAAGAAATTACGCAATTGTGATATTCTTCTGTGTAAGGCCTCATTGCCTTACCACGAATCTTTGGTGGCTTGACGTACTTGACAATCTTAATAGGATCCTTGCTGTTAGCAACAGCGTTAAAGATACCTACGATGTCTACGGGACCGTGACCAAGGCCGCCCGACTCGCCTGCACCGGGCATAGGAGAAAATTCTTGCTTGCTTAAGTAGTCAGCAAGACGTTCCCAAACCTGAGCGCCATAAAGCTCATAAAGATTAAGTGTAATCTCGCCCATATTTGCGGCAAGAGGTGTAATAAGTTCTACGGGATAAGGCTCATCTAGTGGGTGAATGGCAACGGTGCCAACGCCAACTGGTGTTGGTGACTTATGAGCAACTTCTTGAGCAAAAAGAACCGGTTTATTGTCCCAAGTGAAAACTGTAAAGCCTGAGCCACCAACTCTTGCGCGGTTATCTGCGCCAATAAGATCTGCTGCCATTTTAGATTGCTCCTGAGTTAATGTTGTTTGTTGTATCTGCTAAGCTCGCGCTGCCACCAGTAAGGTCGATGGAGAATGCGATATCAACGTAGTTGACTGGGAAGGATGGCCTATAAGAGAACCTTACTTCAATAACTGTTGGACTGAGTGTTACAATTTTTGATTGAACGTTTCCAAACGCTACAATGTCTCCGTTGTTGACAAGTATTGAAAGGGTGTTGGCCACAGCCGAAGCTACAACAATGGCCGCACCATTATCAGCAACAATCTTACCGATAATTTGGGTATCGATTGTTGACCTAAGGGAGTTAATAACCTTATGCTTGGCCCTGACCACTGATAATTCCTGCCTTGCTGAGTTACTATCGTCAAGTGTAATCGCATGCCTTACTTGAATTGCGCGACCAATCTGTTCAATAACAAATAGGCCATAGCTAGAATCAGTAATTTTATCAGCCTTATTCCTTGAAACAAGGACATTATCAAATCCTGAAATAAACCTGCGTGTAAGAGTAGAAGATACTGGGCGCGAAGCAATCATGCCAGCAATTGCTGCTGCTGCGTACTGACCGCCAAGTTGTACTTTACCGGTGCCGCTTGATAGCGAACGCTCAAACTGAGAGGGTGACAGTAGCACTATTGACTCTGCGTGTGCGCCATCGTAACGGCCCTTGAGAATTTGAGCGTGAGTCCTTAAAGTATCAGGCGTTGCATAGCTACTTCCAGAAGGTGAGTCTGTGCCATCTTCTCCAAAAACGCCCACAAGGTATTGATCATTATATGTTTGTTGATAATGAATGTGGTCCTGTACAGATTGAAGAATTGAAAGTAAACCTTGATCGGTAAGTGAGTATGCTGTTGATGAACCGTAATTATATGATTTTGTTTGACCAACCACAGGGACAATAGTGCCAATACCTTCGACCGCCCTAAGTGATTCTAAGGCGTTTCGCCAAGCGCTACCATTTGTAATCTCAGCATTAGTTGGAGCAGACTTAGTACTACCGCTAACTGAGAAAATTGGTTGAATAACAACGTCAGTTGCACCATTTTCAAAAGCAAGACTTGCCGCAAGGGTTAAGGGCGAGCCAATATTAGAAGTTACAACACGGTTAACAACTTTGTAAGCCGGTCCATAACGACGCTCAACATCATTAACATTAGTAAATCTAAGTCCATTAAAGTAATCGCCGGGAGTGTATGTAAAGTTAACATACACATCTGCTCCGTCTGCAATAAGAGTAGTTTGAGTAATTGAAGCGGGAGTGGGGCTAACAGAATGTGTAGCAGCGGTGGTACCATTGGCAGCGCGAACACAATTAAGAAAACTAAACGTACCATCGGCTGCTGCAATTGTAACATCTGTAATGCTGGCTGTCATAGCTGCAACATTTGTTCCGTCAAGCGCACCTTGGAATGTTACTACGTACCCGGTTTGGGCACTACCAGTAACGGCAACATTGCTAGTTCCGCCTACGCTTGTAAGAGCGGCTAATGCACTTTTAATGTTAGCGGCAGTTGCAAGAGGAAGAATCTGCGTTGTTGTGGTCGTTGTATTATTACCAAGGGTGGTATCACTGAATGTTAACGTGTATGGTTTCTTGATAGTATATGTACTTGTAGCGGTAATAGAAACTCCGGGTGCAGTTGCAAGAACCGCTAAAGTTCCACTAATTACATTGGCGATAGTGTAATCCGCACTTGCAACATTAATATTGCCGTTAACCATATCTGATGTAAAGTTTGTAGTTACACCTTTTAGTACTCTTGAAGTACCAATTGTTGCTGCTGAGTTAGTACCAGTGGTGACACCAGTGCCGGAAGAGAGCGTGATTGGAAAATAAGTGATACTGGTTAACGAGGTACCCGAAGTAATAGCAGGGCTAAAAGCTGTATCTGTGACCAATGTATTTGTATCTGTTATACTTACAACAGTTCTAGCTTGTGCGCCAACAATAATTTTGGCCCCGACTAATGCAGAAGTAAAACTGGAACCTCCGGATTTGGTAACAGTTGTGCCAGTTGATCCGACCGTCACACCAGTAACGGTATAAGATGTAGCAGCAACACTACCACCAGTAGTAAATGTAATATTATTAGCGGAGGGAATTGCGCTAGAAGAAATTGTATAAGTTGTGTTAATAGCAAGGGTGCCCGGATCATTTAAATTAGCAGAGGTACTACCGGCAGTAGTAGCAACTGTTAAATTGGTAATATCGGACGCAACCGCGACGGCAACTGTAGAACCACCGGGATTTGATACTGGATTAACGGTAACAGTTTGCTGTTCGCCACTAAAACTTTTTGAAGAATATGTAATTTCTTCGCTGTCAATAAGGATTGTTCCGTATGTATCAAATCCATCGGGATCGCCCTTGGCAACAACAGTGGTAGTGGTTGTGTCAAGTGCAGTTGAAAGGGTTGCAGTAGGAACGGGGTTGTTGCGTGAAAGGGTATGAGTTACTGGGTCAAATTTGTATGAACCGGAAACATATCCGGAGGTCGTGTTATAATTTGAAGCAGTGTTTTTTGCGCGAGTTGGATCAACCGCTTTGACAGATTTAATGCTTGAAGCAGTCATTACCGCTGTAGTTGGATCGGTTTCGTAAACGAATGGAATGGTGGATACGTTGTAGTATGTACCAAATGTTGCTACGGCATCAGTTACCATACAATCAATAACAAAATTGTTAGGGTCAGGAACAGAAACAACTGTATAAACTCCATTAAAAGTATCAGGCGAAAATCCCTGAACTTTTACTTGAAAACCCGTTTGCAGGTTATGAGCATTTGCGGTTCGAAATGCTGCGGTAGTGCCGTTTTGATTATTTACAGCAGTAACGGTCACAGGTGTAGAAGAACCGTTTAGAGTGACAACTTCGGTACGCTCAATAAGTCCGGGTGCAGGTCCAACTAAGCAGACCGTATCAGATGTTACAATAAGGGGGGATACGTTATTAGTAGAATACTCTTTAACGTTTACTCCGGGTGTTCTATAGTTTAGTGACATGTTATGTTATGCTCCTTCAGCAATTAAAATGTGAGTATGAATTAAAAATTAAAGTATTTGATAAAAATAAAATATTTAATCAAAAGAAAATGCGTTTTTCCAACTATCTTTACCTTCAAGGCCCGGAGGTACCGGTTCAACGTCCTTAACATAAGGATAAACAAATACATTTGAAATGTATTGATATGAAAAATCTTCTGGCAAACTGTAAAATTCTCCAAAGACTTCAATGCGATAACTTGTACTGTAAATTAAATCATCTTCGGCGTTCCACGGAACTTTTTCTTCAGTCTCATTAATGGGAGAAATTTTGTCTGAATTTACATTAATAAAATGACCGGCTGAATCTGGATATGCATCTGAATCTGTTGGATATATGCGATTAAAAAAGTTATTTGTATAGGTGGCTAAATCACCCATTGCAATAACTTGAACTAAAGTGTCAGAAATTAAATCTCTATCAAGAGCAGATAGTGCGTAAACTTTCAATTCAATATCTGCTTTATAAAAATAATGTTTAAAACGCCACGTTCTTGTTGGATCAGATGAATCTACAATTTTTTCTTCGTGACCAACTCCAGAATTAAAAACTTCCTTTTCATATAATTGAACAACGACCGAAGGGAAAGATTGGCGTTCTTTTGGAAATGCAATACCGACTTTAGTATTTTGTAATTTTTCGTCTACATGATGTGCAAATACAGGTTTTAAACCTTCAACAATTGCTGTTTTAATATAAGTTTTATATTTAATCGTCTTTTGAGGTAAAAATGTCATCGGTCAATTTCCACTTTCATAAGAACGTTATTTTCTGGAACCAAGGTAATTGGGAAATTTTGATTAATAATGTGACGGTTGCCTAGATCTCCTGAATATTCTTTTCGACCCCTTCTATCAAGGCCGCGCATGCTAACAGGCGTAGTCATTTTTGCTTGATAGCGTTGACTAGATTCAATAATATTACCATGATCATCTAGCTCTACATGGATAATTAAATCCCCATCGTTAATTTTTGGATACCAACCCATTGTTACTTCAGAGGTTTGAACCTGCATCATTGCGCCCGTGGGAGTTAAAGTAAAATAATCTTGCGGAGCATCTGGCTCAATAATATATGTTACTATACCCGGCCCGTATCCTCGATACTTTGGAGCCTTGGGCCAAGAGGGATCGGGCGCAGTGTCAGACAAAACAATTTGACCAGAGGTGGGATTGATCCATTCGTTTTTAGATTTTTCCTTAGAAACAAATCCAGCCCCCCAAGAAAGATTATCGTTATTACGAGTTTGACCATATATACTGTCATAATTTGCAGAACGCTCAGCGTAGTTTTTATCAACGTCATTAATTGTTAAAAGTTTTTTAATAATAACCGGTTGACCCATGCGCCGCATTAAATCATGAACTTGACTACGTAATCTTTTAATGTCTTGAGGTGCGCCTTCCTCGCCTACATATTTAATCATATAAATAAGATCACTGCGCACCTCTGCACGAATTCCTAGCCCTGCGGCCATAGAAACTGTGGCGTTCATCAAAGATTGAACAGAAACTTCAGCATCTGTTTGAATATTTGATGTTAATGAGATGGGAAACGACTCGGTATAGTCAGTCATATTTCCCCTTTAAGCAAGTGCAACTTTTAACGAACCTATTGAGATGTTAAATGTGTCGCCATTGGTCATTGTTAACGCTGCCGATAGTGGACCATAGTAAAGCAAATTCCCGGATCCATAATTGCCGGAATCATAAATACCAATACTTGTAATGCTACTTCCGCCTGACCACGAACCTGTTGCAGACCAAGTTAAAACGGCAGAATTGGAAATTTGACCATTTAATGCTGATCCCCAAGTGATGGGTTGCCTAGCATAGTTATTTGAATTAGTAACTTCTACTCCTGCACTTGAAATACTTGGCGAAGTGGTAAAAAGGGCCGCATGAGTTGACGTTGGTTTATCAAATGTTGTTTTGCCAAGGCTGTGCTCAAGAAGTTGATTTTCTAAATATGTTGTAATGTTTGCCATCGTATATTAAGGTGTCGCAATTTATAATTAATACTACCAGTAACCGCGTCCAACACTTCTTCCGCGCATAGGCGCAGGAATAAGGCGACCGGCTTTTGCGGAAACAAGAAGTTTGCTGTGACCAAGTTGCAGAAATCCCCTTTTGTAAAGGGCTACCCAACGTAAATATTGTTGCATTTCAAGTTCATACATACTTTGCCAACGTTGAAGGTAATCGCGGCGATCTTGCCAAGCAATTTGCGCACCAGTTGGCATAGGTTGCTCAACATATGAACGCATAATATGACGAAGTGCTTGCACAAATACCGCTTGCACTAATAGTGGATAATTACTTGTTACAGTATTATCTGTATTAACAAAATTAGCTATAGTTAAACCAGTAGGGGGATTTTGATAATTAATATCAAAAAGAGCGTCATTAATAAACTTTTCAATTTTCTCCTCACGGAAAAAATTCATTGTTACATCTTGAACCCAAGGGCCTTCGTCCTCTGCGTCAAAACAATCTTCAAGTTTAGTCCAAACACCGTCCGCAACAACTTTGATTGCAGAATTAACAACTTCAAAGGGATCAAAAACTTCAAAATTAACTTTGGCTGACTTAGTAATTCCTTCAAGGAGTTGAAAAGTTGCAACGCCAATATAATGTCCTAATTGATCGGTGCTATCAAAAACTAAATACCCAGTACCGTCTTCTAAAATGTCACCATCTTGAGTAGTTTTAGTTTTATCCGGTTTTTGAATTGTAAAAGATACCGATCCTAAATCTTCGTACTTATATGGCTGATCTTTATCATCATAAAGATTTGCAACAAGACGAGCAGAATCGTTTAAGGATACAATTTTTAATTGTTTATCGTAACCAAGGCTCATGCAATTATTAACTGTTGGCAATAAACAATCTTAAAATAAAAAGAGCCGCACAAGGCGGCCCTTTCATTAAAACATTGATAAATTTACTTATCTGATTCTTCTGCGGTAGGCTCTTCAACAACGTCTTTCTTTGTTGATTTCTTAGGAGTAGCCTTCTTAACTTCTTCCTTAACAACCTCAACAACTTCTTCAACTTTATCCTGAACCGTTTCAACGACGGCCTCAGTACCAATTTTAATTTTGGCAGCAATTGCCTTTAGTTCTTCTTCATAATTGGCAAGATTTTCTTTTGCTTCATTAACAAGAACTGTAATGCGCCATTCATGCTGTTTAAGGGCATTAATGTCTTTTGCATCGATGCGATCTAAAATACTCATTTTTATTCCTTTGTTTTATTTGCGCTCGCTGATTGGAGGCAGCGGAGCAATAGAAATGGGGTTCCCATATTGATCTAGCGAACTACCCGGAACATTAGCCCTTTCTGGCTGAATGCTGCGAGTAACCTCAATAGATTTTTCTTCATTATTACGACCCGATGTTTCATTTAACTGACCAACGGTAATACTAATTTCATTATTAGACGGAGTGAGTCCAGTGAAATTTCCGCGATTACCAAGCGGATCCGTAAGAAGGTCCTCTGGGCGAGGAGTTGCAAGCGAAGATGCGTTAGTCATTTGCTTTTCACGAATTGTTTGCGCATCAGCAGCAGAAATAACTTCATAAAGGGTACCGAGGTTATCAAGAAAAATCGGATCGTCCAATTCCTCTTTGCTAATGGCGGTCATATCGTTGCGTTGACCGCGAGCATTGAGTTGAATTCTACGACCGGAATCAAATGTTACGCGAACATCGACGCCGCGAACGTTACGGACGTACTTGGTGGTAGGTGTGGATCTTTTTGGTGCGGGCTTGTCTTTAGCCGTTGTGCGCTTGGCAGGAATTGCCTTTGCTCCAGCGGGTTCTGCGCCCTGACCATTTGGGGTTAGCTTCTTAGGTGGCATAATTAATTCTCTCTTTCTATAACAATATAATACTTGACTTGATACTACAAACGAGGCTTGCCACTGATTAAGACCGGGATTCGATATAGTAATTAGGGAAGCCAAACTAAGTCTTTACAATTTGACTATATGATATAGTCTTTGTACAAGTCAACGTTTGGCTTTTTATATAAATCGACAGAAGGAGTTAATTCCACTGGTCTCATTCAGCCCGTTAAGTTGTTAAGTAAGAGGGCTTGCGAAGTCAATGTAGGACAAATGAATGTGTTCCAAGGAAGATATTATGTTATATGCTAAAACAGCGGTTGTAGTAGCCGCCGTAATCGGTAGTTTTGCATCTACCCCAGAACCAGCGAAAGCTGTTAATAATCAGGCCCACATTACTACAATTCCGGGTCCTGTAGTAACAAAAACAAAGAAGTACCGCGTAAGAGTGCCAATTCAGCACTTTTCCGTCAGAGCAACCGCATATTCAACTGAAGGCTGTGATGCTTCAGGTGGCGGCAATATTACATCAATGGGAACAACGCCTCGTTTTGGCGAAGTTGCCAATAATTTCCTTCCATTAGGAACGAGGATTTATTTCCCTAAAGCCATTTATGGTAAGCATTATTTTAGGGTTGAAGATCATATCGGTTGGGGTTCTGAACTTGATATTTGGCTTCATTGTGGAAATCAGATGTCGGCATGGAATAATCCCGTTGTTCATTTTTACACATATAAATGGAAGATTAAAACAAAGAAGATCCGAGTAAGGGCGTCGATCAGCCTTATTAAAGATCCTTTCAAACCTGTTGTAGTAGGTTCTAAGGCTCTTATATATAAAAATGTAGCCTACGCCCCATCTAAAGCTCCAATTAATGTTAAGCGAGTTGTGTGGGCCGGAAACAAGATCAATGCGCTTCCATATGTATGGGGAGGCGGGCATGGATCTTTTTTAGATTCTGGCTACGACTGTTCAGGATCAGTATCATATGCCCTTCATGGAGCAGATCTGATCAATACTCCAATGGATTCAGGATCACTAATGTCTTGGGGTCAGTCAGGGCCGGGTAAATGGATTACGGTTTACGCTAATTCGGGTCATGTATACATGCATGTTGCTGGTATTAGGTTTGATACATCGGGAGCTAATCCTTCAAGATGGCAATCTGATTTAAGGCCTAGTTCAGAGTATGCCCTTAGACATCCAAATAATTTATAAATTAATATAAATACAAATAAAAAGGCCCCCATTTCTGGGGGCCTTTTCTTTACCTAAAGGTAAGCTAGGATCAGGCGAGGCCTGAGATGTCAAGCTTGCTTGGGGCGTATGGTACAGCACCATTCTTAACAATTCGTGAGAGGCCGCGAGCGTTAAGGATCATCATACCAACAAGTTCGTCCATGACCCAACCCTTCCAGAATGTTTCAACTGAATGATTTTCTTCAACGTCAAGTGAGTACATGACGGGGAAAACACCGACGTAATCAGGCTCAGCGGTAAGGAAAATCTCGCCCTGTGGGACGATGATTGAACGCTGGATCTGGAATTCACCGAATGTGGTGATCTTCTCTCCACCGAATACCTTATCTTTAAATTCAAAGCCAGTTACGTTGAGATCCCAGTTGTAGAAGTCACGGGCATCCGCAGGGTGAATGAGGATACGACGAGCTTCTAGCTGGTTAGTCTCAATTTGAGCAACAGCGTTGTAAAAATCGCTAGGCTCAAGTGGGTTACCAGCACCGATGATAACAGTCTGCTCCTTGTTAGAAGCTGCCTGTGCGGCATCACCAGCGGTCTGAATGCCGCCAGTAGGACCGGAACCGATAGTGCCTGATGTACGAACAGAGCCAAGCTCGGCAATAGCAGCCTCAAGAAGAAGGATAAGACGGGCATCCTCCTGCTTCTGGATTGCCTGACGGCTCTCGTCCTGTGCGTACTCAACAGCGTTTACGCGAAGGTAGTACAGATCTTCCTTACGGATACGTGGGAACGTAGCGATACGGAAAAGCTGAGGGAATGCCTGCTTGCCTTCGAATGGGGTGATCTTAACTTCCGCGTCGGTCTGATTAAGGATATAAGCCCTACCCAGATCGTCAAGGATGTCGTAAGGCATAAGGGGACCGCGCTCAAGAGTATCTTCAATAAGAACATTACGAGTAATGCCCTCATAACGAAGACGAATCTGAATGGGACCGATCATGCCCTGACCGATACGGCGCATTGCGTTCGATGAATCCTTTAGGATTGATTGAAGCTTCTGTGCCTTTGCTTCTTTGGTAAGCTTAGGTGCGTTAGCAAGCTTAGCCTCGTAGTCGGCTGATGAAACAGCCTTGCGTGATGTTAGTTCCATAGTATTTTCATATTCCTTTCTTATACCGCGAGGTCCACGATAATACGATTTGAACCGACTTTTTCAATAAGGCGAGCAACTGCAATAGTTGAGCTACCCTTTACGTTTGTAAGAAGGCCATTGGTGCCAGCGTAAAGCGTGCTGCTATTGGTGTCAGAGGTGCCAGTGTAATCTTGTGCAATGGTACCACCAGAAAGACCATCTGCAATAGTAATGGTGCCAAAAGCGGGGGCAAGAATCTCAAATACTGAGTCCGGACCACGCCAAACGCCAACTGAATTTTGAAGCGAATCGCCTGAGAAACCCTCATCAAGATCTCCACCAACAAAGTTGGCAAGGAGGCCAAAGGGGATTTCATTAGCTGCACCCGTTGCAACGGTTACCTGCTCAGTTCCTCTAATGCGAACAAGAACGGTGCCCGGCATGAGGCTACTACCAGTGTCTACCGATAAACCGCCATTTGCAACGGTTGCGGTAGGAATCTGAAGCTTTCCGGCAGCAGTGCGGAATCCCGCAGTTGTTCCCGGAACATTGTATAGAGTCGCAGCATAAGGCGTAGCCTGAGTATTTGCATACAACGGCCTACAAGTGCGCTTCTGATACTTATTGCTTAGATTTTTTAGTCTTAGCATATTTGTATTTCCTATGTGTTTGTGATTTTTTAGTTTCACGCCTTGTGGGCGCTACGCCGTTTCAATTGTTTCTAGACGGCGGGTTGTAAAAATAAAGTAATATTCTCTTATTTTTTACATAAACAGAGCGGAATCATCTGATTCTGCCTGAGTTGTTGCGGGAGCAGTACTTGCCTCCCTAACTAGAGACGGAAGCCTCTTAGCTGTCCGCGCCGACTTCTTAAGGCCCGCTGTCTTAACGCGATTAGCGTAAGCCAGTGAAGCCTCAACAATTGCGGGCGCTGCTTTTTCAAGCTCAGCAACTCTTGCATACTTCTGTGAAGCGTCAAGAATGCCAAGTTCGATCTCAGTATCAGCCAGTTTGAAAGCCGACATAATATGAGCGGTGCTATCATTACCATCACCAAAAGCGTGATCCTTAGAATCAACTCCAGTTGGGTAAAATTCATTACTATTCTGATCGTGATAGAAGCTCTTATTTTGAGGATCTACTGGATCGGCTTGACGAGTAACCGCGCTATTACCATCTGGGAAAGTAGCCGTTGGGCCAGAATCCTGAGTAGTAATTGCATATGGTCCTTTGTTATCCGTTACGTCGATGCGATCATCGGCCTTGCCCATTGGATCGGAAGGCTCTGTGCCGCGAACATCAGAAACTACCCAAGCAGCAGACTTTGTTGCTGGAACTTCGTGATGTTTAATTGGCGTAAAACTATCAGAATTAAATACTTGATAGCTACTTACGTCAGTTACTGGGTTTTGCTGACCAAGTGAATCGCCATCATTTGGACCAAAGGTATCCGTATGGATAGCTTCAATGTTCTTTGAGTGCTCATCGCCCTGATCAACTTGTACTGTCTTTTCATCGCCGGTGCCAACGCCAGAAACCCCACCAATATCGGTAAGGTTAACTTGAGCGTTAGCCTTGGAAGCTTCTTCATTGGAAGCTCCACCAACGCCGCCTGTACCCTCTACATCAGTATGATAATCGGGTTTAGCAACAGCCGGTGCGCTTGTCATTGCGTCAGCGGTATGTGTTTCCATATTGTTCCTTTTTTGATTTGTTGCAACCGCGATAAAATCTGATGCGGTTCTTACTGATGAAGTGTCGGGTCTTTTCTGATCCTTCACAACACGATCTTTTGGCTCGTTCGAAGCCGGTTGGCGGCGAGCGGGCAAAACTGGTTTTTCTGTTCTATTAATTTGCGCAACTTTTACATCGGACGTATTCCATCCGGTATCTGTTACATGAGAGAGCGTAGGCAAATTATTAGTATCAACGTCTAAAGTTGATAAAGATTCTTTACTTTCCTCTTCTGATTCATCATGTTTTTTAGCGGCGCTAAGATCAGGATCGCCAAAACCTTCAGGCTCTGCTTCATAACCGCAAACGTCGCACTGTGGGCCATCCATAATTTCACCACAAATGTCGCAAACCTTATCTTCGCGCAAAGTATCCACTTCTTCAGGAGCGCGAGTTTTAGTGATCTGTGGCTTATCATTAGAAGTTTTTTCACTCTTATCATGACCAACTTCTTTGCCAACAACGGATTCGGCCCAAGAGCGACCTGAGTCTCCGCCCCAAAGCATCCAAGCAGTTTTCCAAGGTGAATTACCTTTGCCGCCATCATCTGGGCGAGTCTTATCATGACGCTCAAAGAATGAATGCATACGCTTAACATGATCAAGGCTTAGAGCCTTGCCTGAAGCGATATCATGAGCACGACCTTTGGTTGCAGATTCAAGACCGTCGCCAGCCTCGCCAGCTTCAACCATTTCAAGACCACGACGAGCATTGTTTTGTACTGACTCTGGTGGAGCAAATCCTTCAGATGCATTCTTTTGATTTTTCTTTTTGTTCATTGTGGCATAAAAAACTTCTTCGCCTTTTTCTTCGCCATACTGATCAATCATTGAATCTTTTGCCTTTTGAGCAGATCCTGCGCCGCCAAAGTACTTATCGTATTCACTCATTGGACCAAATTTATTCATTGAGGCTTCCTTTACATTTGAACGAACCTCGCGGATAAGAGCAGTCTCATCGGCGGGGTCAAATACTGCTGAAATCTCAAAGAACTTAATGCCGTAGCAATCCTCATATGATTTCTTTGAAGTTTTATGACCCGTCTCAGGATCGATGTAATCGCACATAGCGCCCTTCATGCGAACGTGGTTGCAAAACTCATCAGGAGTAGTTGCAGAGTTCTTGCAGATATTGCAAACAGAGCGCTCTACGTCACAGTTATGAACGGCAATATCTGCGGCTACATAAGAATCGTCACCCTCAACATCAAAGTTATAAACATTACCATTATATTCCATTGTTGAAATATCTGTAATTTTGCGCCAAAGGCCTTCATCATCAATGTGAGCATTATTTAAAGTTTGTGGTTTAGGATCAAGAAGGGTGGCCTGCATGACATACTTGGGACGCTTGCCCGCAGTAACAGCAGATGGCGAATGTTGTTTAACTGGCGGTGTCATTCTGATATCACACCTAGTAGCAATAAGTTGAAGTTGCTGAGCCAATGTTTGCGAGGCTGTTCCAGCTTCTACATTCCGACCATCATTGCGATAATGACCGTCGCCATTAAAATATGCAGTAAGAAGCGCCCTTTGATTATCCGTATCCCAACGAAGCACCTCTGAATGAAGTTTCTTGCCCCAAGAATGCTTGCCGCCATACTCAAAGAATCGAGCCGCAAGTTCTGAGCTATTGCAGCGAATAGATGCGCAAGAATTTTTAACATATGGTCCAGCCATATTGTAACCAAGCTCATTTAATGCCGCCCTTACTTCTTCAACATATTCAATTTCATCTACATGGAAATTCCATTCAACACTAACTGGACGACCATCAGGAAATCTCTTTTTATCATAACCAAGATTGCCTTCAGCAAGGTAATATCCAAGAAGGCGAGCAAATGCCCAATTGCCGGGGTGACCAACGCCCTCCATAGCAGGAGTAAGAACATGATCGCCAACAACAAGATCTTTGGCTTCAACCCAACCATTCTTAGTCCAAACGGGATGCTCTTCAGTAAGTCGCATTGGGGAAGCCTGTCCAAAGGTTTTAACATTATAAATTAAACCACTATGAGGCTTAACCATAGTAAATGTTACTGGCTCTGTTTTACCAGTGTGAGTAAGAACCTCATCTCCTACTTCAATTGCTTCAATTGGCTTCTGTGTGCCATCTGCAAGCGTAATTGGAGTACCGGGGACAAAACATCCCATTGAGAAACCATCAATGCCATTCTTGGCATTCTTTGATCCGTCAATAATTGCCTTAGCAAGCTTAGGGAATGACTTAGCATCTACTTCAAGAAGAAGCTCAACCCAAGTTGGGGGAGTGTGATTAGAAGGAGCGTCACGATAATAAGAATCTTTTTGAGCGGCAGTTTTATGATCGTCTACATGAAGCTTTGCATCAACAATAACCCCACGCGCACGGGAGGGATCTGAATTATGATGATCTACAAAGATTGGCTTGCCAATGAAAGTAGAAAATCCATATTGATCATTAGCATTGGCATTAACAGTAAAACCGCCAGTAGAAGAAGTGTGACGATCAAAAACATCCTGACCGCCAGCAAGTTCTACTGAAGGCCAGCCGTCATGATTCTTATTTACTCTTGAAGAGATGGCACGAATACGAGCGTAGAGATAACCATCTTCAGTACGATAATCTTCAAAAGCAGCAATTTTAGCAAGAGAAGCAGAGGCATCGCGCTCTGCGGAACCCTTAATCTCTAAAACTTTGCTAACCTCTAAAGAGGCGTATTTTGTGAATGCCATATCGCCTCTTAAGTGTGGGATGAACTAAATTATTTAGTTACAATGTCCCGAATTGACTTTTCTGCGTCATAAGTCAATGATTTAAAGGTAGCCTTGCAGCCTTTTTCTTGACGCTCAGGAAGACCCCAAGATTCAATTAAACCAAGAACGCGACCACGAAGAGTGTTAAACTCTTTAATAATTGTCTCTTCTTGAGACATTAGAACTTCTCAAGACGGGCGTGAATTGTGTCGCCCGCTCGCTTGATGCGAGCAACGCGAAATCCCTTGTAAGAATTTTCAAGTTGAGCTTTTGCCATTCTAATGCTCATGTTGCGACCAGAATCAACTTTAGAAGCTGTAAATGATTTAACTGAAGCAAACGCAGGTGAACCAACAGGGGTCATACCGGGCTTATTAGGAACCTCACCGGGCTTAAGTTTAGCGCCTGAGCCTGTTGGGAGAGGCTCTGATTTTTTAGGACCCTTTGGACGCTTAGGAGCAGGTGCGGCAGGAAGATCAGCAGATGGACCCTCTGGCATTTCATCCATATCTTCGCCCTTTTCGCTAATTCCAAGAGCATCAAGAAGAAGGTCAATCTTCTTCTCAAGTTCGGCAATTTTCTTGTCTGTCGAACCTTCGCCCTCATGCTCTTTCATTTCTTCAAAGGGGGATTCTTTCATTTCATGCATATCATCATGAAGATCGGCGGGTGATTCATCAATATCTTCAAAAGCTTCGGCGCTTCTACGAGTGCCGCTAGTTGGCTTATAAAAATTATTATTCATGCTTTGATCTGCCGCTGCGCCTGTTGCGTCAGTACCATATTGTTGAGTTGCCTGTTGCATTGTTTGCTGATTTGGCATTGCGGCATCCGTAACACCAGCAGGAAGACCAGCGGCATTTGCAACTTCGTTAGCAGCTTGGCCAATGTCACCAATGGCTGCTGCGCTACCACCCGCAAGTTCTTTAGCGGCTCCACCAAGATCTCCTTGAGCTAAACTACCAACAGAATTTGCAACGCCACCAGCCGCATCAATAGGGGCACTGAGTACGTCTCCTGCAATTCCAGCAGCTTGACCAAGGCCCTCGCCAAAATCGCCCCAACCGCTAGCAGTTTTCTTGCAATGCTGACAGCCTTTATCCTCGCAATGCTCGCAAGGTTTTACATCCTCAGTAGCAGTTTTCTTACTAGTAGGCTCTGAACAAATAGGACATTTTCCATCATCAAGATCTGTTTTGCATACATTGCATTTACTTTCATTAGCAAAACGAGGAACAAGAAGCTTGGCAACCCAATGACCGCCCTGATTGTGAATGCTAGCAATTTTAGTTCCAGCTTGGAACTGACTATGATTTTGAAGCGAAAGAAGGGCTTCATGCTGAGTGAGTCCTGAAGCGGACTTAACGATGCGGGTTGTATAATCCATCACTTGTTATCCTTTAGATTTAAGTTGTTTTTAAGGTCAGCAACCGAAAAGAAAATAATCGGGGTCTGAATCGGCATAGTGAGTGCCTTCTAAATTAAGTTTGTCTGAATTGCGAGCTTCGCCATACTCATCAATAAGTTCACGCTGCTGCATAGGTGTGTAATGCTGACCGGATGTTTTTTGTGACGAAACATTGCGCCCTTCTTGATGCTCTTTTACTGTATAAATTTGCCTCATGTAATTTTCATCGGCTTCTACGGTTGGCACATGATGATATGGGCATTCGCCGGGTTCAAAATCTCCGCCTTCAATATTAAATTGACATGCTGGAGTTTCCGGGCAAGCCCAAAAACCAACAGTTGCATTCTTTGTAGAACTACCGATTTGAATATGAGGTGTCGAAAGGTCTGAATCTTGACCGGGAGCGGTGACATTTTTAGAATCCATATTTTTCTCAATGCCAGCGGGGTTATCTTCTGATCCAAAATCAGTTGAAACAAAACGGTAACCGTTAAGATCTGCTTCTTTGCGATCAATTTCAATTGTGGTACGAAGCCCGCCATTAGATTCAATTTCATAAACAACGGAATCTGGCTTAACTTCAACTACGCGACCAACATCTGGAATTTCATAATTATGAGCATAAATTTCATATTCTTGGCCCTCTTGAAGTGGTTCGCCATTGTCGTCTGCCCAAGTGTGCGTAGAATCATCTTCTTCTAATTCTTCAGGCTTGCTAAAAGAATCAACGGATCCGGGCATCACTTCCATTGGACCTTCATCAAAATTTAAAGCCTGATAAAAATTAGCAGTAGTGCTCATGTCTGTGCTTGTTCCATCAGAAGGAATTAGATTTTTATCATCCCATTGATGACCGCATGAACGACACTCGCATCCACCGCTAGATTGATTTACAACACCGGTAGTGTGACCATCGCATTTAGGACATACGCTAGCAGCAGAATCAGCAGCATATTTAAAAACAGATTTAAGCATATCATTTCTTACATGAGACATGATTGGAGGCTGCATAGCGCCGGGACCGGCAGGGTTAAGATCAGCAGGAGTGGGAGCATTCATATCAGGAATTCCGGGTGCAGGGCCACCGGGACCGGGAGGACCGCCCATACCCATATCTCCACCGGGAGGTGCTGGTGCACCGGGCGCACCCATGCCTTGCATTTGCTCTTGTGGGCTAGCAGCCATATCTTCAGGCGCAGCATCAAAAAGCTCATCCTGATTAGCAATTTCTGCCCAAATTTTAGTAACTTCTGGATTAGAAGGCTCATTAAACATCATGTCTTCTAATTGGGCAACTTGCTTTTCATCAAGTTGTCCAGCTTCAAGCATTTCATGAAGGTGTTCAATAAATGCGTTTTGTTGCTCATCTGTATGGGGACCCTGTGTATGTGATCCCTTTTTCTTTTGTTGAACCTGTTGCATAATTTTTTGTTGAGCCTGCTGTTGTTGTTGTTGATTTTTTTGAGTCAATTGTTGAGCCTGCTGTTGTTCTTGTGGAGTAAACGGAGCAGTCTTATTAATTAGGTTAGGGGAAGTCTGTGTTTCCCAGCCTGCGGCGGCTCCAGCGGCACTAGCGGGACCGGCTTGAGGATCAAATCCATGAGTGGATGGATCCACTACGTTTGGTTTAGGTGGCTCTGGAGCCAACGTTGCATCGGGTATTGGCGGCATGCCGCTTCTTGGAACCATAGAATATGGTCCAAATTCATTAACTGCATGCTTTTGATTTTTATTATTTTTCTTTTGCTCATCGTCAAGTGCGATAATAATCGCATTGTCTTCTGGCGCAGAGGCCAAATCTAAATATCCGGGAACGGCGGACTCAAAAGCGTCGTGAACTGATAAAATGCCGGGGTGATCTGCTCCCGATTCATCAGAAAAAGCAAAACTTAAAATGTCTTCGATGTTGTCAACAAATGCTTTGAATGCTTTTTTTAAATTCTCGTCTGATTTAGAATTTTCATTAGCAGCAAATTGTCGCCTGATGCGTTCTTTAGCATCATCCTTGCCGCGAGGATCATTAGTTGATCCAATCTCATTAACATCGAGCATGTCATAAGCCCAATCGTCATTACTTTCATCCGATCTTTGATGAGGATCAATATTTTCCGGATCTTCAATCCTTCTTGTAATGCTAGAAGGGTGTTCGTATTCATCACCATAAGTGGCCGATTTTGACATATACAAAGAGGTCATTCCGCCTTCTGTAATTGGGTTAGCCGCTTCGGGCATTGCAGCACCAGAATCTTCAGAGTCTCCAGAATCCGATCCACCAAGTTCATTTCCTGCTCCTGTGCCAAAAGCTGATGGAGCTGCTTTTGCTAAGTTGTCTTTACCAAGTGCACCTTTTAGAGTATTTGCTGCGCTTGGAAGCAACTCACTTAATCCAGATGCCCCTTCAGCGGCTGCTGCTCCTTCAGCGGCTGCTGCTGCCGCTCCGCCAAGCCCAATTGCCTCTAAAGCCGCCGGAACTAATCCTAAAAGTGCTGGAAGAAAAGATGATTTTTGAATATTTGACATTTTATTTAAAGATGAAATGTCGTCAGTTCTTACAATGTGATTAATAATATCTGCCATGTGAGGATCCTCTACTCCGATTTGAACTGAGCCTTGTGTAATTTTTGGTCGAATGACTGACCAATACTCTTTATAAGGGCGGAGTTTGCCATTTTCCTCTGGGTTCTCTACCCAAGCATTAAGAGCGATTAAAGCCTCATGTAAATTATCTGTAATACCTTCAGGCATTGGCATAGAATATTTGTTAGCGGCCTCTGTAAGCTCTTTAGAAGGCTCTACAACGTCAACGATATCCCAGCCTAGTTGTTCAACAGGAAAATTATCTGGTTCTTCGTCAAGCCAAGGCGCTGCCGAAATCTTATTTGTAGATTGATGAGGCTCAGCTTTAGCATTTTCAAAATCTTCAACAACCTGATCCCAAAGCTCTTGATTGTGATTATCTCCGGGGTCACTCCAGCTATGCTCGCCGCTATTACGGACAGAGCCAAGCATTTCATCTCTACCCATAGAACGATCAGATCTATCTCCGGGCTTCCACTGATTATCTTTTACAGGGTGAGTTTCGCCAAGGCCAGCAGGTTCAGTTGCTTCATCAAGCTCAGAAATTTCCTCCCAATCCATTTTATCCTTAAGCCCAGCAAGAATGCCTTCGCCAAGAGGATTGCCGCCTCTATCGCCTGATGCTCCATCAAGGGGATTATTGCGCTCAGTCATTTCTGAATTAATAGGAGAGGGTTGGCCGCGATAAGGACGACCGCCTGTGCTAGAGCGCAAATCATAATCGCACTCCGGGCAATTATTACGAATGGTTTCAGGTTGAATCTCGCCCTGCTGAAAAAACGCCCCGCAGCCGGGGCATTCAAGTTCATCGTAATGGTGCTCAGGACCCTTATGATCCATGATTCACCTAGTACTTATTGCCAGAGTCTGATGTTCTGCCAAATAATCTAAAAGTCGATGGTTTATTAGTTCCATAAACAAATTTAAGGCGAAGATAAGGTTGTAAAACCTCTACAGAAAAATCCTTGCCATAAGCCGTTGTAATAGGAGCGCCCGCACCCGTCGTCTGATCAACGCTGGCAATCGCGGCTGTTGTAATCGTGGTCGATACATCCCAAATTATTCCATCGCCACTTTGCTGAACATAAAGATTTCCAGCGGTAGTTGACGTTGCATCAACGTGCAAAATTGAACCGGTGAACCTATCGTGAGTAAAAGTATGAATGTATTGCGTAATAAGAGTTTTATCAGTTGTCGCCCAACAGTTATTAAAATAAGGCTGCCATATTGAAGAATTTGCTGCTGGCGCGATGTTTGAACTACTTTGTGTAGCGAGCCAAACCCCCTTAGTAGATCCGGTCGCTACATAAGCAAGGTCACCTTTAACGTAACTAGTACTTGAAGACCAATCTGATACTGTAGGGATGGTTGTACCATCTGTTGTATTTACGCCAATGAATGCCATTCTATAAGTTATTCTTTCGTATTGGGTTATTTAGTAGCTATTGCTAGTAAATCATTATTCTATGCATGGAGGCACCGCCATTTTGAATAGAATAAAGCCATTTAATTGTTTCAGAACCATCTGAAACGCTTGACTGATAATTTCGAATCCAAAGCCTATTTCCCGTTGCAGCCGTGCCGTCAGAATATAAGTTTGTGCTAAACGGAAGTAATGTATTAGTTACAACGTCATATTTGAAATATCTATTGTTTGATGAACTTCTTAAATAAATTAAATTGTGAGAGCAGGCATTGCCGGAACCAGTAGAAAAGCCCTCATTGGCTGGTGCATAGGTAATAGCCGCCCAAGTATTTAAAGCAATATCATAACGATCTAATCCAGCGGTCGCGCCTCCTCTAAACGAATACAAATACCTTCCATCTTTAATATTAGTTTCGTCGGCCCAAGCTGAAGAGTTACTTTTTCCAATATAATTTAAAGATTCACCGGCTCCCGGAGCCACTGCTCTTGCCGCCGTTGGGCTGGGGACAGACCATGTGTTTGCAGAAATAGAATACCTATATAAAGTTACGGCACCGTTTCCTATAAGGTAAAGATAATCTTCATTTCCTTCAATTACATAAGTAGAAGTTGCATCCGGCGTTGTTGTCCAAGTTGAAACTGTTAAAGTGGTTGCAGTATTAGATGCAATAGAGCGAATTTGACCCAATCCGGTTCCGCCCGTAATCCTTACTTGATAATTTGACCATTGGTTGGTAGTCCAACTTTTAGATGTATTTACAAGGGTTGTTGCAGTTGCACTGGTTGCCGTTCCTGTTCCATAGGTTTCGCCGTAATTGAATGTAGAAGTCATTCTTCCTTCGGTTCCCCATGTTGAAGGAAGGTTTGTGATTGAAATTGCCGAAGCATTCCACGAGTTTGTGGCAACATCATAAAATTTGAATGAGCCGCTGGCAACTGTTCCTGCGCATAGAACGAAAAATCGTCCTGTAGACAATCTAAAAGTGGCCCCCGATGGCACTGTCGCTCCAGTGCCACCATTAATACTACCAATCAAAGAAAATGTAATTACAACATTGCCAGCAGGATCGTTTACAACAGAAGTAACAGTTCCTCGGTTTCCAATAACACCCGTACCCGAAAGAAATTCAATTATTTGACCAACGGCTGGTTGACCAATGTTTGCTGTAGAACTTGTAATTACGGCAGTTGTTGCTGTACCCGTACTTGTTGTTGTAAAAGTGCTAGACCAACGACTAAAACAACCCGCATTACCCGAACCAAAAGTTCCAGAAAGTCCGGGGCTGGGAGCTTGCACCCAAGAATCTTCGTCATGGCTGTATAACCAAGCCCCTGTTGTAGATGTAAGGTAAAGGGTGTAATCAAAGTTTCCATCTTCAGATGCTATTGCCGTAATACCATTTGCTGAAGAAATGGGGGCCGATGTCATCATTTGCCACTCTTTGCGATGCAAAAGTCTTGTATTTTTATTAGTAATTGCCATTTGATTATTATAGTCTAGGTAATGACTACATTGTTAATATTTGATTGAATTGCTGCCTGATTTGTTTGAGCAGGCACCAAATTTGATGCAGTATAACCACCTAAGCTGGTTTGGTTGCTTAATGTGGTTATGCTGCCGCCAGCAGCGTTAACCCTTAAAGCAGCATTAGTTTCTCTAAGACTTGTTAAAATTGTCAATTGTTGGGCGATATCATAAAGGGCGTTATCGTATGCATTAGCGGCAACATCCTCATAAAAAATAATCAATTTGTCAGTGCCATTCATAGAAACACTGTTAAAACTAGAATTAAGATTTAAAACATTTCCCGAAACAGTTGCATTAGTGGTTGAATCAACAAAATTGTAAAGAATGGTATTGTTTGTAGTGACATTAACCACCAAAAGAACATTATTTAATGTAATTTGTGAATAATCATTAAATGTAATCGTCTTTGGAGAAGACGATGCATTAAAAGTGTAGTTATTGATAAGTAATTTCATAGGGCCACCGATAGTGCAACAGCAATATTAAAGTCCGCTTTCTTATTAAGCTCCGTTTGAGTAGCATTTGAAATAGGTTTATTAACATCGGAGGTATTATCAACATTACCAAGACTAAGATTAGTGCGAGTTGTTGCTTGATTGGTTACAGCAATTGTATTTGCTGTAAAATTTCCAGAAGCATCAACCTTGGCAATCGGAGTGGTGCTACCATCAGGTTGAACTTCTAATAAGTTTGCTGTTTGACCAGAAGCGGCTTTAATAACGATTCCCTTATTGCCAATTGCATCAATATTAATTGTTTGAGGCCCAGCAGTAAAAGTATTAGCAGCATTAATATAAGCGCCATTAGTAACAGTGCCTGCGTTGCCTGTAACACTTCCAGAAATTGCATTTGTTACAGTAAGATTGGCAAGGGTTCCAACGCTAGTAAGAGATGAGTTTACAACATTAGAGGCAAGGGTTGTCGTACCTGATGCTAAGTTAGTTGCAGTGCTGGCATTGCCAGTTAACGCACCAGTAAAACCAGTTGATGTTACAGAAGTAAGGCCGGAAATTGTGGTTACCGTATCTCCTAATAATACTCCGGTGCTACCAATGGTAATACCGGGAACAGTGGACAAAGTTATACCCGTCAAGCGACCATAAGTATCGCTAGTAACAGATTTAACAAAATTAGTTGCTGCTACAGATCCAGTATCGGAACGAGTGACGCTTGGAAGGTCTGACGACGCTAATGTGGTTCCAGACGTTACTCTGCCTTTAGTGTCAGTAGTTACTTTAGTATAGGTTCCGGAAGTGCCAACAGCGACAAGGCTGGGATTAGGATAATTGCTAGTAAGATCTCCACCGGCGGCGTCTTTTGGTACTCTAGAATCAGATAAACGAGAATCAGTTGTAATAACCGCAGTACCAGTAACTTGAGACGGATCAATTGCAATTAATGATTGGTTAATGCCAATAGTTGGATTTGCAGTAGTTCCACCTACAACTGTAATAGGCGAACCGCTAGTTGGAGAAATGCTTTGAATTACACCTGCGGCTCCAGTAGCTCCGGTAGCACCAGTGTCGCCCTTTTGAACCATTAAATCCCAATTGGTTGTATCAGATGCAGGGTTAGTAGAAGTATTTGTGCCTGTTTTATTTACATATGAACTACCATTGTAATAAACAACATCATAGACCCCATATGTTGTTGGAGTGGCCGCCCAAGTATTTCTCCAAATAAAAGTTTTTAAATTAAGGTAAAAAAGATTAGCGTCTTGTGCTAGTGTAAGACTAACTGGGGTAATGGGATTTTCTAATTTGACTTTATTAGGCATTTTATATTAAATTGTTATCCATTTGGTACCGGTAGATTGCACAGTCAAAAATGAATATTGCGTGGTGATGGTTTTACTTGAAGTGCCGTCAATCAATTGGCCGCTTGCAGCATTGACAGTAACGGTGCCGGAGACAGAGCTTTTAATTTTATAAACTCTGCCCGTTCCAACTACAGATGCATCAGGCAAAGTAACTGTGATGGCCGCTGTGCAATCAATCGTGTAGTAATTAACATAATCACTGGTCATATCAAAATTGGTAAATTTAGCAATATAAGGAAATGATATTGCCGATTTGACTACGGCGACACCCGTTACTTGAGACGGATCAATTGCAATTAATGATTGGTTAATTCCAATGATGGCATTTGTTAATGACCCAGAATTAACAATTGGAGAGGTAACAGAAATTACCCCTGATAAACCTTGTGGTCCGGCTACTGCCACTCCAGAAAGAGATAATTGAATCGGATTAGATTCAGTTAATAAATCAATACTTTCTAAGTTTTCTACTAAAAGTACTTTTTGAGTACCCTCGATTGCTATATTCATACGCCAGCAACCTTAATTCCCCCATAAAGTAATGCGTCAGTAGTTACACCACCAGTAAGGGGATTTAAAATTTGAGTAAGAGTTAAATCGTAAACGCCGGTTTTCCAAGTGCTAGAGGTGCCCAAAATGGCAGTAGCGGTATCAGCAATAATTAATTGTATTTGACCCAAAGTATTAGGATCATCAGATAATTTAATACTGCACCCTGTTGAAGTCGAATGAATGCCATTAACAGTTGATCCCGAGCTATTGGTTGACAAAGTGAGAAGGGATGTTCCTTGAGGTTTATCACGAATAATCATTTCAGCGCCATAATTAATTGTGCGTTTTGTAATAACTGCCGTACCGGAACCAGCAACGCAAGTAGTAGACAAAGTGATACCAGTGGTTAAGCTACTACCAGTAGTAAAATACACGCTATTAGCCGCCGGTATACTTGGCGAAGAAATGTAATACTTTGTATTAGCGGTAAGCCCTGTCGTTCCACTCAATGTTGCAGATGTGGTTCCATTTGTGGTTACTGTTAAACCAGTAACGAGCGTACTAGTATAAAAATCCCTAGGCTGAGTTTGATCATTAGTTGAATATAATGTCAAAACTTCAAAAAATGTAGCGCCTTGCCAAATAGTAAAAGTATGTTTATCTGGTATTAAAGTCATGCTACAAATTACAGTTCGTTAAAGCTATAAACTACAGCCCGACATCTTCAGGCTCAATAATAATATCTTTAATGTCAAAATCAATATTAAAATTCATTAATTAACCGCCTCCCTTCCTATTTCTGGATTCAATGCCCAAATTTCTGGTGTGCTAAGCGGACCGTCTCCAAGCGCCAAGGATTCAATAAGGTGCTGCATATGCCTTTGACCGGGGCGGCCAATAACCTTATCCTTGGTATCAGGATGATGATAGAAAGGCATTAGCATGCTAGAGAACCCAGCATCAGCCTTCTTTCTAAAAGGAATGGCATCCTTAGGATTAGATACGCCTTCAAGTCTATCCCATTGTTTGCCAATTTGCTTGCGAATATCTTTAGTATCATTAAACCAGCTTGGAATAATTGGCTTTTCTGATTTTTTTGATCGATTATCCCAATCAATGCCGTCATGAGGAACAGGAAGAAGAACGTGCATGTGATCTTTTGAAGGATGATGACCGGGCGCATGCCTCATAAGATTTTTTAACCCTCTAGAAAATTGACCAAGAGGAAGGTGTCCGTATCCAGAGGCATCTCTAGCGCCCTGTAATTGACGTTCGGCCTTAAAGTAATCCCTTATTCCCATATCATCTTTTTTATGCCCAAGGGCCTTTAAAATGTCTGGGTTAATTGACCCAAGTTGACTTGTATGGGGCGCAAGGAAAAACCAAGCTTCATCAACCTGATGTGGCTCCATATCATCAGTAAAAAACTGCTTCATGAATGAAGACCTAAAGTGATGACCCTTGCCACCCTGATCAATATCTTCAAGTGCAATTTGAACAATATTCTTAATGTTCTTGCCAATGTCAGCGATTGGTTTTACCTGATGGGCAAGGGGCGGAGAATAGATAGCTGAATCAGGATGCTTAGATTCAAAAAACATCTTTTCATTACCAAAGTCATAGTCCTGATTAACTTTGGCATTGGTCATGCGCTTGAGCCTCTTGATAAGTCGCTTAGTTGCCTCACGATGAATATCATCTGAAGTGGCATCTTCGCCAAGTTTCTTCTTTGCCTCGCGCTCTTCTTCTGCCTTCATATTCAAAAGATGATGATCTGCTAAATCACTAATTTGATCATGCCTTAATCCCCCGCCAATATTTTGAATATGGCGTTTAAATGGCATCATATAAGGATCAAGTTCTTTATTTGCCTGCAAGTAACCGCGAGCATTATTATGTGTATCGCGGGCGTGAGTAAGAGCATTCCAAATACGAGCAGGATCATCGACTGAACCGGGAAGGTGATGAAGTGCTTGGTAATGCTGGGCGTGGCCGCGTTCGTGCTTATAAGGTTTTAAAAACGCATTAGAGAAAGCGTTACTAACCGCTTGCTCGCGGCTTGCATCATCTAGTTCATGCCAATTAGATTTAATTCCACGGGTCATATTGGTAAGGCCGCGACTATTAAGTGGATCAACCATTTCACCATCGGCATTACGAATCCTATGCCAATTGTAAGCATTGTTATCTGCTGGAACAACGCCCGTTTCATAACTATCATTTGGATCAAGTAAATCATCAAATGATGAACTTTTATCAAAGTTGACATCATTAGGAATCTTGGCCATAGGGCCGGGAACAATAGTTTGCGAAGGATGAACGGGATGATGATAAGGCTCAGGCGCTTCAGGGTTGTCAAATATCTTTAGAAATGCAATCTTCTGCTGAGACTGCGATCCATAATAAGAATTAAATGCACCTTGACCAATGACTTCAGTAAATAATGCCTTTTGAGCAGTATAAGTCAGTAGTGGGGCGTGTGCTTGAAATGCCCTGTTGATACCAAACCAAGACCAATCGCCGCCAGAGGCACCGTGACCTAGAATGTCATGAGCAATACGAAAATCTATAACTTGGTTAATGCTCCAAAGGGGATGAGAGGCATTGGCTCTTGAAACAGTGAAATGACCCTTTTGAGTAATATCTTCGGCCATCTCTGAGAAAGTTTTATAAGGAAGCGGATCATCAGTAATTTCAATCTCAATCTCGCCCTGAATGATCTCTACACGACGACGACAATCCTCTGCAAGTTCAGTCCAAGCAGAAGCTGCCTTCTTGTCATACATTTTAGCGTCAGCGTATTCATGCGCAATGGCTTCTTGAAGATCAATATATGAATCGTGCCAAGCTGCTGCTCTTGCGTTCATAGGCATACGAAAACTATGAAGGCGCTGAATCATATGCAAAAGATTACCAGCGGCTGTTTCCTGAGTATTGCCAGTAGCTTCTAGCTTTTCACCATGAACGCTAGTGGCTTTGACCTTATAGCCATCTTTTTTATAGTCAGAAGTATGATCTACCTCCCACCCAAGATCCTGAATTTGATTCAGGATCTCAGGCAGGGGCGTAGTAATCCCAACAAAGGCGGAAGTAACATCAATAAATTTGATGTCTTCCCACATTAGTACCTCTTACCGTGCCTATGCGGGCGAGTCTTATTCTTCTTAATCTTTTCGGTAATTGAATTACCAATATCAAGGCCAAGACCGCCAGCAAGATCAAGAGTACGAATAACAATATCCGCAAGCTCCTCTGTAAAATCCCGCTCCTGCTGTGCAGTCATGTAATTAAAGTTTGGCCCTTCAACACCTTCATATTCCTCACGATGAACCTTAAGGGCTTCGCTTACTTCGTCACCAATAAGGGCGAGCTTAACTGGAACAATGGCAAAAGGACTGATATCCTCAATATGCCAAAATCCCTTCTCATCTGAAATTTCGCAAACTTCTGCGGACAACTCATTAATTTTTTTACCTAACTTTGACATTACTTTCCTTCCATGGGCAATGGTTGCCCATAGTGTAGCTGATTAAAATTCAAATCATCTGGGGCAATTGGCTCCAGATCATCGCCCCGAAGGGCATCCATTACTTTACGAACTAAATAAGGATCATCGACAGCATCATGATCCCTAT